AGGAGACGAGGCATATTACACTTGCGTATTTTGAACAAAAAAGTACCGTTGACTATATCGGTGTCGTGCAGGGCATTCCAATCTGTTTTGATGCAAAAGAGTGCATCGAGGACCGTTTTCCACTTAGCAATGTGCATGAGCATCAAATGAAATTTATGGAACAATTTGAAAGGCAGGATGGCATCGCATTTTTGCTTATTTATTTTAAAAACCGGGAAAAATATATGTATCTTCGTTTTCAAAAATTATTGGAATTTTGGAAACGGATGGAGCAGGGCGGCCGGAAAAGTTTTACGATCGATGAGATGGAACCGGAGTTTGAAATCTCTACGTATTCGGGAACCTTTCTGCATTATTTGGAACCGTTGCAGAGAGATTTGCAGGAACGATAAAATTTGGCAGTAATTACCAGAATGAAAAACTCCTTCGTGGGTACAATAGTATCAGATAACCGAGTGGCTTACATGAAAATGTTTCGATGACGGAATGTTTTCATACAAAAGACATTCCGTTATCACTTACGATAAATACTAAAAAACACGGAGGTGAAATGTTATGAGTAAAACAGCAAGAATGGAAGTACCACAGGCGAAAGATGCTATGGACAAATTCAAGATGGAGGTTGCGTCTGAACTTGGCGTAAACTTGAAAGATGGTTACAATGGTGACCTCACATCCAAAGAAGCAGGAAGTATCGGCGGCGAGATGGTGCGTTCATTCTTAACTGCCGAAATATCGTTGTTTGAATGACGTTAAAATTTTATTGTACACCAAATTTACACCAAATTTTTATAATAAAAGAGCATCGCATTTTTCAAATTGAATATTTTATGACAGTTTTTGGAAAGTTTGTTGACGGTTTTACCGTCTTTTTTTATGCAAAAATATAATTACAAGGAGGGATGCTTATGTTATCCGACAAAACCTTAGAGAAAATTTTTGCACGCGAAGAACTGCAAAGACTTGACATGGCAACGCAGGCATCGGTTGTGAAAGCAATCGAGGAAATTTTGGAGGAGGAAAAACAAAATGCAGATGAACTACAATCCGTATCAGCAACAGCAACAGCCGATGAATTATAACCCGGTTTTTACCAATTATCCGCAGATGACACAGAACATTCCGCAGAGAATCCAGCAGGAACCGCAAATAATGGGGAAAATTGTACAAAATGCGGAAATGATAACTGCAAATGATGTTCCTTTGAATGGATCAGTAGCATTTTTCCCAAAACAAGATTTATCCGAGATTTATGCTAAAAGTTGGACTGCCGATGGTGTGATTCGCACAATGACATTTAAACCGATTCAGAACGAAGAGGTTGGCAATTTATCGACTGAAAGCACGGAAAGCCAAATAGGGGCAATTTTGAACGTTACAGACGGTTTAGAAAAGACCTTGAATGATATTGTAAGCAAGATTGATAATTTGGAAAAAAATCTGGCTAAGCCGGCAACGAAAACAAGAAGTTCTTCTGCTAAAAAGGAGGATGAATAATGAATCCTATGCAATTGATGTTAAATAAAATGATAAATTCTCCGCAAGTGCAACAGAATCCAATGGCTAAAAATGCCGTAAATATGTTGCAAAACGGAGATTCAGAGGGGTTAAAAAAAATGGCAGAAAATCTTTGCCATGAAAAAGGAATCACTACAGACGAAGCAAAACAAACAATAATGAGTATGTTTAAACAAAATTAGTACATTTTGGGGTGCGCACACAATAACCGGTTTCCCATTTGTAAATAAACACAAATGGAGGTACACAAAATGTTCAATTCAGCAAACGTTCCAAGTCTTGCCGATATTGCGGCAGTTACTGGAAACAACAAAAACGATGGAATGTGGGGCGGCGACGGCTGGTGGGCGATTATCATCTTTGCGATCATCTTTGGATGGAATGGTTTTGGCAACAACGGCTGGGGCGGCAACGGCGGATCTGCTGGTGCTACTGCGGCGGCTTACACAGATTCCGCAATCCAGAGAGGATTTGACACACAGTCTATCCTTGGAAAACTGGATGGAATCACTAACGGCATTTGCGATGGTATCTATGCTGTAAACAATTCCATGCTTACAGGGTTCAATGGAATCAACACAAACGTTATGCAGACTGGATTTGGAATTCAGCAGGCAATCAATGCAGACACTGTAGCAAATATGCAGAACACAAACGCATTGCAGTCACAGTTGGCTAACTGTTGCTGCGAAACACGCGAAGCAATTCAGGGTGTAAATTATAACATGGCACAAAACACTTGTGCTTTGCAGAACACCATGAACACCAATACGAGAGATATCATTGACAGTCAGAATGCTGGCACTCGTGCTATCTTGGATTATCTCTGCAACGAAAAGATTTCTTCATTGCAGGCAGAAAACAACGATCTCCGCAGAGCAGCATCACAGGATAGACAGTCCGCATTGCTTACTACAGAGATTGCTTCTCAAACGCAGCAGATCATCAACGCAGTACGCCCAACTCCGGTACCTGCTTATCCGGCATCTAACATTTATGGTTATGCAAATTGCGGATGCAATTCTGGATGTGGCTGCTAATCACAACAAAATAAGTCTATCTTAGTCCAAGATTAGTCTAATAGGACTATGTCTGCAATAGCAGTTTTATCGAAGTTACTAGGGCAGACCAAGTGGTTTGCCCTTATTTTTTATGATTTGGAGGTATAATATTATGGCAGAATACACAGCAATAGCATTACAGAGTGTCGCACAAGGCGAAGACGTAGCATTTACAGAGACGGCGACAAATGGTTCAAACTGTATCGTACACAGAAACGGATCTGGCATTGTCAAACTCCGTGGAATTACAAACCAGTGCAGAGCAAGATTCCTTGCTAATTTTTCTGGAAACATTCAGATTCCTACCGGTGGAACAGTTGAAGCAATTTCCATTGCTTTGGCAGTTGATGGAGAGCCTTTGCAGGCTACAAAGATGATTGTTACTCCTGCGGCGGTTGAAAATTTCTGGAATGTTTCGGCGCAGGTTTATATCGACGTACCAAAAGGTTGTTGCAGCACTGTAGCGGTACAGAACACTTCCGGACAGACAATTGAAGTTCAGAATAGCAATCTTACAGTTGTTAGAGTTGCGTAGGAGGTGGACAATATGGATATCAAAAGAATGCACTGCATGATTGAAAAAATTTCAAAATGTGCTGATGAGCAGTTGGAGCATGGTGTTGAAATGGCTGACACAGAGGAAATGGGAAAAGTCATAGACATGATGAAAGACTTATCAGAAGCCATGTACTACAGAACGTTGACAAAAGCAATGGATGAATCAGATCCAGAAGAAGTTTTGGAAATGTTCGAACGTTACGGAGACGGCGGCAGAAGATACTACGACCATTATCGCTATGCGAACGGCAGATTTGCCCCGAAAGGTTCCGGCACATATCGAAGAGGATATGACGAACCGCCATATTACCACATGACACCGGAAAAGTACCATGAAATGGAAGATATGCGTGACATGGACAGAGATAAGCATGGCAGAATGTACTACACAGAACCGTCTGGTAATATGCACATGAACGAAAGCAATTACGACCGGACAAAACGCAATTACACAGAAACAAAAGAATTGCATAAATCAAATACTCCGGAAGACAAAGAGCATAACATGAAATCTCTGGAAACATACATGGCAGAACTTGCAAGAGATGTTTCCGGGATGGTAAATGATATGTCACCAGAGGAAAAAGCACTCACAAAGACCAAACTTACGGCTCTTGTAAATAAGATTCAGTAAACTATCGGCTGGGGATAGAAATGTCTCCAGCCTTTTTAGGAGGGATATTATGTTTATTATAAACGGAATTTTATGGAATTTGATTTTTGTAAATCCAAACGATGAAAGATTGATTCGCTCTGACGGCTTATATTCGCTCGCAGTTACCGATTGGAATGAAAAAGGTATATTTGTATCAAAAAATCCTAAAGGCTCTTATTTGCGTAAAATAATCGCTCACGAACTATGTCACGCATTCTGCTTTTCATTTGGTGTACATATGCCAATGGAGCAGGAAGAGTATTTGGCTGACTGGATCAGTATTTATGGCACAGATTTGATTTATCTGCTTGATGATATCATGGTTAGCATGAAGAAAGGGAAATGACTTTGAAAGAACTAAATTTTATTTTGGAATACATAAAAAGGACGAATCCAGAGATTACAGAGGAAAAATTACGAAAAATTCTCAAAAATTCAAATAAGTATCTTGTTTCTGCGCTTGCAATAATTTCTAAAAAGTGATAAAATTTTACAAAATATTTAGAAAAGGGATGATTCTATGGAATTGAAAAAGGGCAGAAACAAAATTACAATCAAAGAATACCAAGAAATCAGGTATATCTTTGATATTGGAGAGGAAAACGTAAACCATAAAGAAACGTTAAACATACTTGACAAAATGCTAAACGGAGAAAAAATCGAGGAAAAACTAGTGGTTTCCAAGTTTCGAGACAAATATTGTGTCTTCCGTGGAAACAAAACATTTATAGCCATAAACGACCTTTTGGACTATGGCTTAAAGCGCATACCAATTTTTGACAAAGACAAAATTTTGGGCTATGAAATTACCATTATGGTTGAATATAATTGATTTCTGGTGGACAAAATTATGAAAATATGGTAAAATTGTGTAAAAATTTTATATGGGAGGATTTCATTATGGCAATGATTAAATGTCCAGAATGCAAAAACAAAATAAGTAGTACGGCAAGAGAATGTCCTAAATGTGGTTGTGTAATATCTGAAAATGAAAAAAGAAATCTTATTGAAAAGACAAATAAAAGCAAAAAGAAAAAGAAAATAGTGTTTTTTACTATATTTTTTGTTTTTTTGTTGTCTTTGGTCTTTGGCGGTTTATTTTTACATCAAAACAAAATTAAACAGGAACAAGAAAAAATTAAACAAGAACAAGTAAAAAAAGATTTAGAAGAAAAACAAAAACAAGAAAAATTGGAAAATCATAAAAAATACCTCATAACAACGATGGACTTTTTGCTTGGTTCTCAAGACTTTATAAATTTGCTTGCACAAAAAGGTTACATTATAAGTAAAACGTGGAATAATGCGATATGGGAAACAAAAGACAAGTCAACAAACAAATATACAATGAAAAATGGAAAATTTGTAGATTTTAATACCGCAGTAGATAAATGCGTAAAAACGGAATTTTCAAAGAAAAAGTTTGTTAAAAAAGCAAATGAATTTTTGGATTATTACGAAAAAATAAAAACTTTTTCTTTACAAAGTGAATATGTTGAAAAATATGGTGAATATGATTCTTGGGTGCGCGAACTATCCGAAAGTATAAACACATACTATACATTTTTGCTATCGCCAGCCGGTAATTATTCCGAATTTTCCGACAATGAAAATGCGTATTTCTTAGAAATAAAGAATATTTCAAATAAACTTCCAGATGGATGGAAAGACATAGTAACTGAATATTCTGAATATAAAAGAAATAAATAAGTTTTATAAACAATTTAACCAATTTGCTTTGGCAGCCTTATCCGGCTGCCTTTTTTAATTTTTTTCAAAAAGTGCTTGACTTTTTGTGTGTACGATTATATAATTAGTGTGTGTACAGAAAGTGAGGTGTTAAAATGTCACCACGTACTGGAAGACCGAAAACTGAAAATCCCAAAAACGAACGACTTCACGTTAGAGTAACAAAGGAAGAGAAAGAAAAAATAATGAAATTTTCTTCCGAAAGTGGATTTTCCATATTGGAAATGATACGTGCCGGGATTGAAAAGTTAAAAGGTCAAAAAAAATAAAGTGTTGCTCCGCTACCAACGACAACAACACTTTATTAACCGAGATTCCTCTCTATGCAATATTTTAGCATAAATGGGAGTCTCTTTCAAGAATAATTTGAAAGAGAGGTAAAATATTCATGACAAAGAAAGACAGAATGGAACTGGAAACACTTAGAAATGGAAGAAAGAATCAGTTGAGAGGGATTATATCTCAATTATCATCTGAAACAGAGAATGAAAGCATTTTGCGTGCCATTGCTATTACGTTGGCTACAACGCAGAACAAGGCATTGAAAGATGAAAGAGACGTTTATTCGATTATTGAGAAAGGCGGTGTAGCATTATGAGAAAAAACAAGGAATGGACTTTATATGAAAAAGAAGAACAAAAAATGTTAAATGAACTTGACATACAAGGATATTCCAAAAAGGGTTACATTTACATTTTAGAATATGGGAATATGCTAAAAATAGGTGTTACTTCAAAACCGTATTCTAGGTTGAAAAGTCTTTCAAATTTAGCAGAAAAATATTCTAACGTTAGCATAGGATTGATGGCAATATCTCCTATTCACTACAACTACTATGAGAACGAAAAGCGGTTACATAACTTTTTCTCCGCAAAAAGGTTTAAAAATGGAGAATTGTTTTGTTTAACAATAGAAGAGTTTTTTGATTCAATAGAAGAAGTTAAACTTGAATATGTAACAAAATTTGAAGATAAAATCGATCACGAAAAATTTATTGAAAACATTTTACATCTTGACGAAAAAATACCTAAAGTAAATAAAAGCCATTATATAATGTATGTTTGCTGGGAAGATGAATTTGCTTCAAGAGCATTTTATCTTTTTATAGAAAAGAAAATTGGAGTTGATGATTTTTTAAAAGGACTTTTTTCTTTTCTGAATGAACGTTTTGATATAAAAAAATTATCAAATGAGTACAGAAGTGAAACTAATTCTGAAAATTTTAATATTTATGATTTGTGTAGTTATTTTCCTGAATTACGCGATTTAGCAAATGAGTATTTAAGTATGTTGGAAAATAATTAAATCATGTATGGAAAACCAGTAAAATTTAAGGCAGGATCCTAAAATGGATCCTGCCTTTTCCAATTGTATCACAGCAAAATAAACCACCGGCTATGCCGGTGTGACCCGCATTAGCTTTAGCTACAAGAAAAACCTCCTATGTTGTATAATAGAGTTGGTTCGCCAACCACACTAAAAACAACATAGGAGGTATCCGAAATGGACATGAATAGTTTAGCACATACAAAGTGGGAATGCAAATATCACATTGTATTTGCACCAAAGTTTCGTAGAAAAGTTATCTATGGACAGATAAAAGCGGATGTGGGTAATATTCTAAGTATGCTTTGTAAAAGGAAAGGAATTGAAATAATAGAAGCAGAATGTATGCCGGATCATGTGCATATGTTTGTTAGAATTCCACCAAAATACAGCGTATCGCAGATAGTAGGTTATTTGAAAGGAAAGAGTTCTCTTATGATATTTGAGAGGCATGCAAATCTCAAGTATAAATATGGAAACAGACATTTTTGGTGTCGAGGCTACTATGTAGATACGGTGGGAAAAAATGCAAAGAAAATACAGGAATACATACGTAATCAGATTCAAGAGGATTTGGAGTATGACCAAATGTCGTTGAAAGAGTACATTGACCCGTTTACGGGTGAGCCGGTAAACCTGGGCAAAAAATAAAAGAGCCCAAGGGGCTCGGCCAGTAAATGTAGTGCGGTTGGTGAATTTTTTCAAGCGTCTTTAGACGCAGGCAGGGAACAGCGGCTTATAGCCGCAGAACAAACCACCGGCTAAGCCGGTGGTCATGATTTTTCGAATACGAATTTCGTACGCACAAAAAAATTTTGCAAAGAAAAAATAACCCCCCTAGGGTACAAACAATCTGAAATTTCAGAACGAAAAAATTTCACATTTTCGATATCTCGATTTTTTTAGTCAGTTTTTCAGAAAATCTCAAAAGTGAAATTCAATCGTCCAATTCCGGCATGATCTGGCGCGCACGAACTTCTATCATGTGCCGCGTCTCCAAGTCCAGCGACTGGAACGTCGGGACCATCCCAAAAGATAGCACCATAACAAGCGCAGCAAATGCGTTTGCGTCTATCTCCAGCCTTTGCCGATTATATGCGGTTATTCCGATTTCTTCGGCGGTTTTATAGCCGCCAAGCCAGTATTTTTCATTGGTTATATACTGCCAAAGATGGCGCAGCTCATGTGCTACGGCAAAATAATAGTCTTGCTCTGTCTCCATCCGGTCGCATAAATACAATGTCGGCACGTTCTTTTCAATTGCCAAAACTGCCATCCTTGTATTATTTTCGAATACGCGAAAATCGTCCGAAATGTTCGGGACTGGAATTTCCAGAACACCGCAGACCTCATTTATAAACTCCTTCAAGTCGTCATTTATCATTTTATACCTACTTTCGGCACTTATAGGCACGATCAGCTATGCCAAACGTGCCTATAATACTTATTTATTATTTTATTTAAACGGACTATGAGCGCTTCTATTGGCACCCTCAATCATTCTTTTTGCTTCCATTTTGGCAAATTCATTATCTAATAATTTTGCACAAAAATCAAAGTTGCCAATATTATAGATTTTATGGATCTGTTCCCCTTCTCTCACAAAAGTTGCGATCCCTTGAATCGCTTCCGACTTTACGCCTTTTTCTGATATAGATACAACGTTTTCAATATCAAAACTTACCCAAATTCCGTTGACTGTTACACCGTTAATATGCATATTCTGCGATTCTGTTCTCATAAATATCATCCTTTCTTTACTCGCTGCAAATTTTGCAACGAAATTTTAACCCCCCTGGGGTAGTTTTCTTGCCAGATTTCAAACCGAAAAAAGTTCACAATTTCAAAAATTGCTTTTTCTTGTTCGGTTTTTTAAACTGCTACCAGAAGAAACCCAACCGGCAAAGATTGAGCCGCTCGACTAAAGCCATTCGGGGCATGGTTCTATATGCCATCATTATACCACATTTGGCAGACTTTTACAAGCCGAAAAGGGCGGATTTGCCGCCCGTTGGCTTATTTTCTGACTTTGGAAATTTCATTTGCAATTATTCCTTGTTCAATGAAATTTCGCAAAACGCCCTCGCCCAGATGCTCGATATAGTATTGCGCCAATGTCTGCGTGTCAAAAGATTCTAGCGTGCTTCCGATCTCGGCATATATATGTGGTCCTTTGTCTCGGTTCTTAATAGCGGCATCAATTGGATTTTTTGGATCTTCTTCCTCTACCTCTTTGACTGCTACAAGTCTATCTACTCGCATTGTCCGGGTGTACTCGGTTCCCGTCTCATCTGAGACAATGAGACATTTAACACTCTTTCCGCTCTTGGTAGGCTCAACTTTTTTAATTGTTTCGGTAAAGCCGAAATTCCAAACGGTAACAATTCCCGGTTTGAGATCTCCCGCCGGTATCGCTTTTTGTGGGGAGTGGATCCCCTGCAATTTTATACTTGCCATAATAATCGCCCTCCATTCTATTTGTTTGGCTTGTCTCATCAGTGGCAAGGTTGCCATCCTACACCAGACCGCCCGCGCTGGGCGGTTTCGACTATTTGCAAATTCTACGGAAAATATCAATTGTGAGTTCTGCGGCGGCTCTTTTTCTGTCGCTCCAGTATCCGCGGCGTTTACTTTTCAATGCTTTTTCTGCCTGCTTGAGATTTCCAACGCCACAATGTGCCGCCTTATACAGTTTTTCCCATTCATTCGGGGTGACTTTTACCGCTTTGAGCGTCGACAAGTTAACATGATAATCCTCTTTATCTCCTGGGTGTAAGTCCTCACAAACAGGAATATATTCATGTGTCCCCATGTTTTCGCCAATATTCCAGACGAAAAAGCCAGCCGGGATTTTCTCAACGATTTCAAAAACGTCCGTTTTTTCGCAGAGTGTAGAAGTGCTATAGATTTTATTATTTTCAATTTTTATCATATTATTGACCTTTCTAGCCTATCTCATCAGCGCCGGGAGGCTATCCCGCGGCGGACGCTCCGGAGAGCGTTTCGAAATTATTTCCAGTCAATAAAAATTGCTTGTTCCCTTTCTTCAATTTCAACTTCGTTTTTTGGGAAAATTATTTTTCTTTGGCTACATCCTGGAAAGTTTCCGGCTGCCAAAATTACGAAATTTTCGACATCCTCGCGCAATTCCTGTACGCCTTCTATTTGCTTTCCTTCAAAAAAAATTTTATTCATAATAATTACCTCCTATTTTTCAACCGGAACAACGACGATCCCGGAGTTATTCATTTTTTTGACTTCTTCGGCGGTCAATTCCTCGGTTCCAATCTGGAAGCCGCCAATATAAATTTTATATGTTTTCATTTTCAAGATCTCCTTTCCTTTGATCTATAACCATTGTACACTAATTTTAGTGAATTGTCAAGAGAAAAACACTATTTTTAGTGAAAAAATATTGACTTTTTTTTTACGTTGTTTTATAATAAGAAAAAAATAAAAGGAGGCGCAAAATGCTAGAATATAAAATTGATGTAATTAAGGAGCTCTCAAATATTGGGATCAATTCCAACGTGGCGCGCACGTCCGGAATATTTGGACAATCGACAATGGCTAAATTTAAAAAGGGCGATACTTCTATCACTCTTGATAATTTGAATCGGCTTTGTTGCGTTCTGGAAATGCAACCGCGCGACGTTTTAAAATTCGTCGAAACAGATCAAGACAGAGCCGAGATCATTTCCAAAATACCAAATAAAAAAGTTTGATTTTTTTAAATTTAGGTATTGACAATTCACTAAAATTAGTGTATACTGAATATATCAAATAAGAAAGGCACGCCAGTTAAAACGGTGTGAATGGTGGTTATTATGAAAAAGTTTAATAATTCTCAAAAATTGGCTGGAGAAATGGCAATTAGAAGCCTTAGCGATAAGGCAGCAGAATTTTACAACGGCGCGGATCCGCTGGACGTATTCGAGTACGAAGAGGACGGAGCCAAGTTATACGCTTATACCGGAGCCTTTGGAGAGCGTGACGGCATGACCTTCGAAGAACTCGAAAGTGATTTTGAGGAAATGTATAAAATGTCTTTTGAAGATTTTCAAAAAGAAGCACTCGCAGAAAATGGAGTACAAAACGACAGTAACACCGCATGGGTAGAAGTCGGAGGATTCCAATACTGTATTGGAATTGATGAGGTTCTTGACAACAAAGAAAACGAGCCATTTGAAGCATCCATATTTTTGGAAGAAAATCTTGATGCGGACGCGTGGGAAGATTTATACCAGAAATATCTGGATGAGGACGGAACAGAATTATAATAATTTTTGGATTTCCAAAACAGATAAAAAGGACCGTTTCGGCGGTCTTTTTTTATTGCCTAAAATTGGAAAAATTAAATGTGGCAAATTCAGCAACTTAACGAACAGAATTACAATCATTTAACGAACAGAATTACAAACAGAAAAGCACCGACAAAGTGCCGAATTTTCGCAGTTTTCAGACAAAAGAAAACTGCAATTTAACGAGCAGAAATGCAATCAAATCACAAACAGAAATGCAATCAGATTACAAACAGAACGAAAGAAAATGAGAAAAAGAAAAGAAAGAAGCAAAGAAAAGAATAAAGAGCAAAAGAAAGATATAAAAAGAAGTGAAGAATATATATTATATAATAACCTTGAAAAGCTCGGTTATTATATAATATCTGTCGGGCAGACCCGACCGCGGCAGACCGCCACAAATAAATTTTTTTAAAAAAATAAAATTTTTCATTGACAAATGAGCAAAAAAGGGGTCTATTAAAAGTATAGGCAACACAAGCCGACCAGGTCAGACCAAAGCGGACGAGGTCGGATAAGATAGATCAGATCAGACAGATCCGGGCAGAATAAAGTGGGCTGTGCTGGAATCATTCAGGAGGTGGCTAATATGGCAGAAAATGGAAATACCGAAAAAATCGAATTAGAACAGATCGAGGCGGAGCAGATGCCGGAAGTTTACGACAGCCAGATAGCCGCCTGCATAGATGAATATTGTAGGCTGAAAAAACCGCCAATAAAAGACATGAGCAAAGAACCACAGAATATATGGAATGGTGCTTTGATGTATACAAACAGATGTTTGTTTAAAGACAGGGATATTTTAAGAGATAAACGAAATATTGAAATTCCTGGAGCAGTTCAGAAATCCAACTGCAACAGATACGATATAGCAAAGCTCGAGAAGGTGCTGGAATCTTACGCCTATTTGTGTGTTATGAATGATAAAGAGATATCAAGGGCAGGATTTGCATTCCTTACAGGGATTTCAAGTGATGTGATTAACGCTTGGGCGACGAATAAGCCGGGGAGATTAAGCGATGCCCCTTATCGCCTCACGCAAAAAATAGACGCTTTGCGTGAAGAATCTTTAAGCGCCAAACTGTCAACGGCTGGAAATAAGGCCATGGGAATTTTGGCTATTCTTAATCACCAATTCCGCTGGAATCTGCCAGGAGTATCACGGGAGAATAGCCAGCGCGCCGCATTGGGTGCAGCTGATTTACCAAAGTTGGGAGAATCTGCACCGGTTCAAGTGCTGGAATCGACAGAAAAACAAGATATTGTGGCAGAGGAAGAAAGGACCACTATATATTGATTTACTCTATTTGACAAACTATGGTTTGTCCAAGAGAGCTAAAGAAAGCAAACAAAACCCGAACAGATGAGCGGATGCGGCAGGGATTCGAGCAGATCCGCACTGGATAAACTGGAAGAGGGGGAGGGGGTCTATATACGAACGTGTGTTCGCCCTATTAAGTCCCCCAAATATCCCCAAAAACAAAAAACGGAGGTTGAGCCGAATGAGAATAGTTTCACAAAGCCAAGATATATCTATCCCGTTAGACATAGCCGTGTTGAGACGAGATGGAATGACAATAAATGCCGAGTTAGAAAACGGTAAAAATTATTTGTTAGGCGCGTATGAATCAGAAGAATCCGCGCAGGAAGAATTTAATCGAGTGAGCGCACTTATAAGTGCTGGACACTTGAACATAATACTAGGTAGTTAGAATTTTTTGATATAACTTGTCCTTTTTCTTTACACCGTGCAGGTCGGTCAAATGTCTGTACGGTTTACGGGGCTTAGCCGAGTTCCAAACTGTGGAAATCAAACACCGAGATCAGCGGTGCCGTGACAGTCGGTATTGGGTTGAAATACCTTTTTCATAATACCTCATATTTGATTTCTGCTGTGGCGGTCAAATGTCATGGCAGAATTTAGGCAGGTTTAATAGTTCCTCCCTATTGATGATGTGAAAATCAAGTTTTGCTTTCCAGAGCAGAGCCGTTATAGCCGGTGGTTTTTAGAGTTTCTCATTACATGGGGAAACACTCCTTTCTATGATGTGTGTGCGTGCCTTTTGTCATTTTCATCACGCACACAAAACGGATTGCCGCATACTTGGCTGGATGCATTTGGGAAGAGATGTGTCTTGATCTCGTGGGGTAAAAGGTTCGAATCCTTACAATCCGATTATCGCCTAAGCCGAGTAAACGACACGGCGATATACTTTGGTAGTGGTGACAAGGTGTCAGTCTACTAAAAAAATCAAATAAGGACAAGCCAAGGAATTATTCAGATTAAACAATCTTTTCATCGTTCATGACTTGGCTTGTGTTGGATGATGCAAGGGGCAGGCAGCGTATTTTTATTCTTTACCGAGATGTCAAGGATCCTGATATATTAGGCGAGCATGAATTTATGTGATTGTTGCGCGCAAAAGGTCAGCCGTGCGGTTCAAGTCCGCACTCATCCAAAAACATTGCCGTTGGCCGGCAGTATAAATGACATTGCTTTTAGCAAGCATTTTGAGATTTTGAGCGTCAGAAAAGACGATAAAATCAAACGGTGCCAAATGGCACCTATGACCGTATCTAAACGACACACTACTGTAGTTGGGCTTTATCTACTGTAGTGAAAAGCCCTGGATGCGGTCATTATGCAAGTGTATATGCCATGAGGGGCAATATTAAATTATGGGTTCGAATCCCATCACTTGCTTTGTTGCCTTATACTATCAGGGCAACAGAACCCCATTCATTATATTTGCATGGTCGTTGCTGGAATCCGGCAAGGTAAGAAATCGGCAGATTCGCCATGCAGATTCCGCAAATTAAAGGAGTGAAGAAAAATGGCAAAAGGCGTACACAAGATTGACAAGGAAAAATTTTATTATGCGTACAATCAATGGGCGCAATGCAAAATGAGCCTAACAAAAGCGGCAAAGTACGTTGGAGTTAGCCCGCCAACAATCAGTAAATATTTCTGGAAACTTATAAATGGTGAAGAGTTCCCGGATAATTTGTTTTAAGGGGAAAGTGCAGGAAAGATTTTGAGAGGTTTATGAGAAATGATTATGAGAAGAATGATTGATTTTGTAAAATCTTGGATTTATTATCCCAAAATGATTAAATACCTAAAAGACAGATGCGGAATAGATTATTATTGTTCAAGATTAAGATATTCTTGGTGGCATTGCCATGCAGGAAAATTAAAATAATTTGCTGATTATCAGCGGAAAGGAATCATATTATGAAAAAATTATTTGTGAGCGTGCCTATGAAAGGCAGAACAGAAGAGGAAATCAAAGCAAGTATACAGAAAATGAAAAAAATTGCTGAAATCTACGAGGGCGAAGAACTGGAACTAATTGACAGTTACATCGAGGACAATCCACCGGAGAACAATAATCAGGCAATTTGGTATCTTGGTGAAAGCCTGAAAAAGTTGTCAGAAGCAGATGTGTTTATTGGAATCAATGAGAGTTACCAATGGAGCGGATGCCAGATTGAAAGAGAAACAGTCTTGGCATATGGAATCAAAAATTATGCAGTCCCGGCGAATTATGTAATTGAAAAATACGATGAACTTCTTGATAAATTACATCCGGTTTGTTGCAATGAAGCATCAAATTATTAAGGAGGTTATAACTATGTTTACAATAGTACAATGGGTATTTTTAGTGCTTTTAATTTTGATTGGGCTTGGTATAAGTGTTGTGTTTTTGGCAGATAAAGATACTAGAATTGCTGGCTTGGTAATTGTTTTTAGTACAGTTGTTGTTACTGTTTTGCTTGCGATTTTTTTACACTGGTACAACACATCAACCGCAAGCGGAATCAGAGGCATGAAAGATTTCCGGTCAAACCTTTCAAATGGTATTGAGCGAGAAATTACGATTACCACGGAAGATGGTAGAGAAGTTTTTCACTATCAAGGGAAAATTGATGTAGAAAGCGATCATACCGATAATTACATCAAGTTTGAAAGTGAAGACGGAAAAAGGTACATAATTTACTATGGTATACAAGACACTGTAAAAATTATTGAAAAATGAAAATAAAAAATTAACCGACTGAAAATAGATTCAGCCGCTAACCTAAAAAAAATATAGGCGGAAGTAAACACACTTCCGCTTTCTGTGGAGGTGCATCTTTATGTCAGCCGAATTGCGGCAAAGAATCCAAGAATATGAAAATTACATAAAGCAAAATGGCATTGACGAAGATGCTATTGAAGCATACGTGCAGGCTTGTCAAGTAGCCATAGAGAGAGAAAAAGATATCAAGTATGGATTGATACTCACTAGTCGAGCAAAAGAGATTATAGAGCAATTTATCAAGGATTCAACCGGGGGAAATTCATGGGACCTGGAAAAATATTGCTTTGAAAACGATGTTTCTTACGAAATCTTAGATAAACTGTATGAGGTTTTGCTTTTGGAGGCGAGAAACAAGGTTGTTGATAGTTTTTTCAGGTACATTGAGAAGAAAAGATTGCCGAAAGAGCGGTTTTATATGCCGCGAAGAAAGCAATTTATAAAAATTGGTCTTATAGATGCGTTGCAAGGGATGATAGATGACAAATACGACATTTTGTGTATATCTCTTCCACCGGGGACTGGAAAAGCGCAGCCAATGTATTCAAAAGTGCTTACACCGGACGGATTTGTGAAAATGGGAGATATAAAAGTTGGTTCAAAAGTTGTCGCTGGAAATGGAAACGTTGCCAATGTCGTTGGAGTTTATCCGCAAGGAAAACGAGATATATATGAAATGACACTTGATGATGGTTCAAAATGCCGTTGTTCTGACGAACATTTATGGACCGTACAAAACAGAGAAGATCGTGTCTATGAATCTAAAACAGGAGTTCATAGACAAAGAACAATTACATTGTCTGATTTGATGAAAAAATTGACCGTAGAAAGCGGAAAACGATCTAATTATTCAATCGACTATGTAAAACCGATTGATTTTCCACAAAAAGAGTTGTTATTGCACCCATATGTAATGGGAGCATTACTTGGTGATGGTGGATTGTCTGGTGGTTCGGTTCGATTTTCTACATCAGATATGGAAATTGTTGACAGGATGAACCGCTATCTTCCAAACGGATATAGACTCAAACATGTGTCGAACTATGATTACGCAGTTGTTGGACATGAGGGGAACAATACAAAAAATGGAAGCCTTGTTTCTATTGCATTGAAAAAATACGGATTGTTTGGCAAAAAAAGCGAAGATAAGTTTATACCAAATGATTATCAGCATGCTTCAAATGAACAAAGATTATGGTTATTGCGAGGTTTGCTAGATACAGATGGAAGTTGCGAAAAAACAAGTATTGAGTATACTACGTGTTCTGAAGAACTGGCGCAAAATGTCAAAGACTTGGTGCATTCGCTAGGAGGATATGTGCATGAAACAGTTAGGAATTCCGGATATAAAAAAGACGGAAAATTCATTGAATGCAAACCGTCTCATAGGCTAACGATACAGTTTTTCAAAGAAAACGAATCTGTATTTGCACTATCAAGACATAAAGAAAAATACAATCCACAAAGAAAAAATGTAAAGCGATTTATAAAGTCAGTTGAGTATATCGGTAGAGAAGAATGTCAGTGCATTATGATTGATGATCCGTGCCACTTGTATATTACGGATGATTATATCATTACGCACAACACGACGATTGAAAAGTTTTTCCATTCTGCCGTTATAGGCTGGTATTCGAACGGATATAACCTTTTTTATTCACATAGTGGAGATATTACCAGAATGTACTATGATGGCGTATATGACATCGTAACGAACGCAGACGAGTACACATGGAACGAGATATTTCCAAGGCTTAAAGTAACAAGCACAAATGCAAAGTTGGAAACGTTTAACGTCGGAAAGTATAAGCCGTTCCAGTCTGTTCAATGTACGTCCGTTGGAAGTAAGAATGCCGGAAAAGTGCGTGCGAATAAATTTTTGCTTGTAGATGACATGATTGGTGGTATTGAAGAAGCATTAAATCCACTTTACCTTGATAAGTTGTGGGGAAAATATGCTGTAGATGCCAGACAGAGAAAGATTCCGGACGAGGATGGAAACCCATGTAAAGAGATACATATTGCTACGAGGTGGAGTGTCCGCGATGTCATTGGGCGCATTATACAAGCCTATGAGGGCAACAAAAGAGTAAAAGTAATATCGGTACCAGACATTGATCCAGTAACTGGAGAGAGCAATTTTGACTTTGAGTTTGGTGGATATACTGTAAAAGATTTTGAAGATATACAGTTACTTATGGACGAAATCTCTTATCGTTGTTTATACAAGCAGGATCCAATCGAGCGAGAAGGCTTACTGTTTCCAGAAGATAAGATTCGAAGATATCTCAATCTGCCACATGGAGAACCGGAGATTATTACCAGTCAATGCGACACAAAGGGGAAAGGAACAGACTATTTTGTACTTCCGGTATTACAAAAATATGGGGAAGATTACTATTGCGTCGATTGTGTGTGTGATAATACGGCGGATTATGAGATGCAGTATGAAAATTCCGCTAATGTGCTGGTAAATAATCAAGTGCAGGAATGCGAGTTTGAGAGAAATGCTGGTGGAGACCGTGTGGCAATGGAAGTAAATAAGCGTGTAGAGATTAAGGGATGGATATGCAATATTACAGACACGCCGACAGAAACAAACAAAGAAGCAAGAATTTTCCAGTGTTCTAACTGGATTTTACAGCACATTGTTTTCAAAGATCCATCAAAATATAAGCCTAATGAGCCATACGGAGTGATGATGTCGTTATTAAAACAATATTCTGTTTCCGGGAGAAAGCAGTTAGATGATGTTCCAGATGTGTTTTCTAACTTTGCGTTAAGAATAACACAAGGTAATAAGGTTGCAAAAGTAGAAGCAACAGTAAATCCATTTAGGGGGTGTTATTGATGACAACAAAAGAATATTTAAACCAAATAAGCAGATTGAACCGAATGATAAATAACAAATTAGCAGAAATATCCCAATTAAGAGAATTGTCTTGTAGTATTTCTGCTGTGTCAACCGAAGAACGCGTAAGAAGTACACCAAACGTTGATCGTATTGGAAACACATATGCAAAAATTGACGAAATGGAAAAAAATCTTGATAAGATAATTGATGATTTTACTGAAAAAAAACAAAAAATCATTAGTCAGATTGATAGTATGGAAAACGAAAACGTTTATAATGTGCTTTTTTCTCATTACATCGAAAAGAAATCGTTTGAAAAGATTTCCGTGGAAATGGATTATTCATATCGACAGACAATTCGGCTTCACGGAAAAGCATTGCGCCAATTTGAAGAAAAATTCGGTGATGAATATTTGTAAAAAAATAAAAGATGTCATGGAATGTCACATATGAGTTGTGATATTATTATACTAGGAAATAAAGAAAGTTTTTGGCATCGCGTATTGCGGTGCCTTTTTTATTGCAAGGGGAAAGGCATATGGTTACAGTATATTGTCCGCAGTGCGGAAGAAAAGTAGGAAGCCATAACGGAATCACAAAAATGAATCTGGCTTTTAATTGTAAAAAGTGCAAGAAGAGAATTTTGTATGACCCGGTAACGGCAAAAGTAACAGTGACGAAAATGCTTGAACGAACGACTTCAAGCGGAATGAGATTTGTTTAGGTGGTGTAAAAATGAACCGTGTACAACTTCAAGAGCTTGTCAAAGGACAGTATGGACGAAAAATTGCATATACAAGCGCGGAATCCATAACTCGTGACAATGTAGTTGAAGTTATTGGAAAATGTATTGGTGTGTTTTACTGGAATAAATCAGTAATCAAATATTTGTGGGATTACTACAAAGGGGATCAGCCAATACTTTATCGCCAAAAAATAACGAACGAAGATATAACCAACAAAGTTGTAGAAAATCATGCGTATGAGATTGTACAGTTTAAGGTTGGACAGACATATGGGGAACCGGTTCAGTTTATTAGTAGGAAAGATGATGAAAAGGTAAATAAAGCAGTTGATACATTAAATGACTTTATGTCAGATGCTAACAAGCAGGAAAAAGACATTAAGGCTGGAGAATGGCAATCGGCTACTGGAACATCTTTTAAAGCGATACAGCCTAAAAAGGGAGACATTCCTTTCCGGATAGTGGCACCAACACCGATCAATACGTTTGTTATATACAACGAAAGCACAGAAGAACCAATACTTGCGGTGCAGGAACTAAAAGATGAAAAAGGAAATTTTTATAAAATGGCATTTAGTAACACAATGTCATTTAGAATAGTTGATAGCAAGGTTATTGAATCAAAACTTCACACTTATGGTGAGATTCCCATTGTTGAGTTTCCAAATAATCATGAAAGAATATCAGATATCGAACTTGTTTCTGGTATTCTGGATTCAATAAACAATATGCAATCAAACAGGATGGATGGTATCGAACAGTTTGTTCAATACTGGGTTAAGTTTATAAATTGTGAAGTTGATGAAGAAACATTTAGAAAAATGAAAGAAAGCCATGCGTTGGTAGTAAAGTCCATAAATAAAGACAATAAATCTGATGTTGACATAATGACACAAGAATTGAATCAAAGTCAATGTCAGGTGGCAAAAGAAGATTTATGGGATAATGCTCTTTCAATTCTGGCAATTCCAAATAAACAGGGAAATACCGGAGGCGATACGCAGGGAGCCGTAGAATTAAGAAACGGTTGGGATTTCTCAAAGACAAGAGCAAAACTAAAAGATCCAATTGTTAAAACGTCGGAAAAAAGGCTTGCGGTAGTTGCACTTAATGTAATAAGACTTTCTGGTGAAGACCTAGGAATTTCTGTTAGAGATTTTGATGTGCAGATAAATCATAGTCCGCAAGACAATATGTACACAAAGGCACAGACATTGACCGTCCTTTTGCAAGCGGGAATACATCCAATTATTGCAATCAAAACGGTTGGATTGTGGGGGGACGCAGAAAAGACGTTTCTTTTATCGAAGCCTTATATTGACAATATTTACAAAACAATTGACGATGCAGAAGAGCAGGAAGTTAAGGCTCAAAACATAGTGGATCAAATAAATAATAAGCAAAATGAAACAGTTACCGAGTAAAAGGTGGCTGTTTTTATTTTATAAAATATGCACCTGTGCGTTAAACAGGAGAAATCACATGTTGAGCGAACAACGTAAAAAAGCGTAGTGAACGGAGGTAATCTTATGACAAGAGAACAGGCAAAGCAAAATCTTATTTCAATTGGAGTTGAAGAGCCTACAGAAGATCAGATTAGTAATTATCTGAATCAATTGAATGGCGAGACCCAAAAAGAAAAAGATAAGGCAAAGCAGTACAAAGAAAAAGCTGAAAGGGCTGACGAGTTGCAGGAAAAGATTGACGAATTAGAAGCTGGAAATCTTACGGAACTTGAAAAAGCAAACAAGGCTTTAGAAACTGCTAATAAGCAAATAGCAGAAATGCAGAAATCTAATGCAATTAGAGATCAGAGAGAAGCAGCAATGACAAATTTTAAAATTACTGCGGATCAATCAAAAACCGTTGTTAAAGATGATGGAAGTATTGACTATGCAGAACTTGGAAAGATTATGTCCGAAAAAGAAACGGCTGCGGCGCAGGCAAAGGAACAGGAGATTGCTAAAAATCAGGATATTCCGGGCGGCGGCAGCACAGGAAAAGACAAAGATAAAACAGATGCTGAAAAAACAGCAGAAATAATCGGAAAAACATTATCCGGTTCAAATGATGCTGCTAAATCAGTTGTTGATAGTTATTTGTAAGGAGGTAAAACATGAGATTTAAAGAATCTAGCGTTACTACGCAAAAGGAAATTCTTAAAAGAAAACTTGGTGGAGAATTGTTTGAAGAAATAAAATTGGACGATAGCGCGTTTACTAACGGTGTTTGTAAGGCGGGAAATCCAATTGATGCTGCTGGAAAGAAAGTAAATGCAGGAACATCTGATGGTGCAGCAGTTGGAATTTTGCTTACAGATGTATATGATTCCAATCCAAACGGAACTATTGTAAAAGCATTTGCATGTGTAAACGAAGCAAATGCAAATGCAAACTCTGGAATTACTATTGCAGAAGGTGTAAAAACGGCATTGTCTTTAATTGTATTCGAGTAAAAATTGACCGTAATATTTATCGGTAGAAAGAGAGGATAAAATGAATATTAGAGATGCTTATAGTGCAAAATCAATTGCGCTTGTAAATACAGAAGTAGCAAGTAATGCAATTTCTTATCTTGGTGCTGGTCTTTTTCCGGCAAAAAAGAAAATGGGGCTTGATCTGAAATGGATTAAAACTTCAAAAGGTCTTCCGGTTTCTCTTGCACCATCAAATTTTGATGCGGTATCTACGCTTAGAAGCCGTGAAGGATTTAAACTGACAGAAACTGAAATGGCTTTTTTCCGTGAATCAATGCTGATCAAAGAGGCAGACGAGCAGGAAATCATGCGCGTGAAAGACAGCACTGATCCGTATGCGACAGAAGTGCTGAGCAGAATTTTTGATGATGCCAATACTCTGATTGATGGAGCAAATGTTGTTCCAGAACGTATGATTATGCAGTTGCTGGCACCATCTGACGGACGCCCTAAAATTTCTATTCAGGCAAATGGCGTTACATATGCTTACAACTATGATCCAAATGGAGATTATGAAACAAACAATTATGCTGATTTGACGGATTCGTCTACAGATGTATGGAGCGATACAGCCAATTCAGATCCTATGGATGATGTGGCTGTTGCACTTGATGCGGTTGAAGCAAAGACGGGAGAAAGACCATCTATCATGATTGTTTCTCGTAAAACAATGGATTACTTGAAGCAGAATAAAAAAATTAAATCTGCTATTCTTTCGCAGAATTCAACAGCAAATGTGTTTATGAATGACAATAGAGTTAAAGAAGTTTTCTCAAACGAACTTGGAATCAGCATTATTGTTTATTCTAAACAGTATAAAAATGAATCTGGTGTTGCTTCAAAATTTTATCCGGATGGATTTGCGACACTTATTCCTGCCGGTAGTCTTGGTAATACTTGGTATGGAACCACCCCAGAAGAAAGAATACTTATGGGAAGCGGAGAAGCCGATGTTTCGATTGTTAATACTGGTGTTGCTGTATCTGTAACTACTACAAGTGATCCGGTACAGACAAAAACAACGGTTTCGGAAATTGTTCTTCCTTCTTATGAAAGAATGGATAGCACATATGTTATTAAGTGCTATGCAGCGTAAGAGGTGTCAATATGAAATATAACCATAAAGTTAAATATAACGGCAAGTGGTATATGCCTAACGAAGAGGTTCCGATTGAAAAAGGAACCTCTTCATTAAATTATACCAAAACTGAAATTAGCAGAATGTCTACATCGGATTTGAAGTTACTTGCAAAAGAGCAAGAAATTGAAAATGCAGATGAGATCAGCGGTTCAGAATTGAAAAAAATTCTTATTGAAAAATTTGATTTGTAGAGGTGACTTCTATGGAAGAATATAGTATTTTAGAACAAGTCAAAATCAGATTAGAACAATTTCATATTGAGAATGAGGATGGCGAGGACAAAGTAGTATTCGACCACAAAGAAGAAAATCCGCTTTTAAATCAGTTGATTAAGCAGGCAGAGAATGAATTGATTGGCAAAAGGGTGTACCCAAAAGAATATACGGAAGAACAGATTCGTGACGATTTAAAGAGATTTAATGATGTCATAGTAAATCTCGTTGTATACGATCATTCACAGGCAGGAGAAAGTTTCATGGATTCTTATACAGAGAATGGAGTAAGCAGGAACTGGAAAGACCGAAACGACTTGTTTGTTGGGGTATATCCTTTTGTCAACTCTTTATAGAAGAATGTGCGTTACCATTTGGTAGCAGGCGGCATACAGAAAGTGGTGGAGGGCAGTATGCCAAAACAAGGAGATATGGAATGAAAGAATTTTTGTTACAAACTTACACAGTTGTGTTGCCTATTTTGTTAGGGTATATTGTTTGGCTCCTAAAGCAGCAGAAAAAAGATAGGGATGCAAATAGCAAAGGTACAATGCTTCTTTTGCGTGTGCAACTCATAGAATACCACGATAAGTACATGAAATTGGGAGAAATTCCAAGTTATGCGTATGAAAATTTCGTAGAAATGTACAACGCATATCATGCACTTGGAGGAAATGGAATGGCAACAAAAATGTACGAAGAGATAAAGGAAATAAGACTAAAAAATGGAGGTAAAGACTAATGGATTTTACACAAGTTGGAACTTGCATAGCAATCATAGTTATTTGCTATCTGATTGGAATTGGTGCGAAACTTATTCCTGGCATCAAAGATGATTACATTCCGGTTATTGTCGGTGTTTTCGGTGGAATCCTTGGAGTGGTAGGATTGTATGTCATCCCAGACTTTCCGGCAAACGATATTTTGAATGCCATTTCGGTAGGAATTGTTTCTGGATTGGCTAGTACCGGAGTAAACCAGATTTATAAAAAGGTAAAGCCAAATGCTTAAAATCAATAAGCAGGAAATGACATACTCTTGCCTTGAATCAAACGTAAAAATCTACCAAAAAGATAAAGAGGGAAACATCATTTACTATGATGTGGATGGCGAAAAAATTCCGATGATTGAAAAGGAAATTGATGGTTTTGCAAAACCAAAAACCTTTTATGCAAGCATCAATAATAAACTGTCCGAAGTCCTTATGAAAGAGTTTGGTGTAGATGATTCCACTAATTATGCACAGATTGTAACGGATAAAGGGTATCTTCCAATCAAGGCAGGCGATTTGATTTGGAAACGTTCGGAAGTTAAATATGATTCAGATGGTTTCCCAGATCCAAAATCTGCGGATTATACCGTAAAAGGTGTAGCAGATGAGGGATTGACAGTTGATTTATTCCTCTTGCAAAGAAATGTAAAGTAGGTGGTTTTGTGGCAAAAAAGAAAATCAAAATGAACTTGTTTTCACAAACTTCAATACAGGACACAATAAACCACTTACAAAATTACAAAAACGAGTTGCAGGCAAAATGTGATGCTTTTGTTGCGCGTTGTGCGTCCGCAGGAGAGGAAGTAGCATTACAAGCGATAAATGAATCCCCTATAGGAAATTCAATCACATTTAAGGCAAATACAACGTCAGAGAACATGGGTTGTAAGGCTATTCTGTTTGCGACTGGAGAAGTAAAAAAAGTAGAGGGAAGAGAACCGTTTCATACGGTGCTTGCGGTTGAGTTTGGTGCCGGTATTCATTACAACAAGATTCCAAATCCAAAAGCAAATGATTTCGGTTTTGGTGTTGGAACATATCCCGGACAGATACACGCATTTGAAGATGGATGGTATTATCTTGGAGAAGATAATAAATGGCATTATACACATGGTGTCAAGGCAACGATGCCAATGTATAAAGCAAGTGCGGAGATCATAGCAAAATATAAAAAAATAGCAAAAGAGGTGTTCGGATAAATGGCAGAAGTTGATAATACATGGGCTTACCTTTTAGGCAAGAAAATATATTCAACAGTATCTTACAAGGCAGAAAAGATACTTAAAGACGATTATCCGGACATTCGAATAACAGACAATGGAAAGGCAAATAGCAAGCCCAAATTTCCTACAGTCTACATACATGAATTGCCCGGACAAGAAATCGGGCAGACACTTGACGGACAAGACATAAATGGTGTTTTGGAAACGATTCAAGTTGATGTAACGACAAATACGGATCCATCTGACGCAAGAAAAGTCATGTCCGTAGTCGCTGATATATTCAAAAAGATGCGGTTTAAAGTAAAACCAATGCCGGAGTTAGATTTTGGCGAAGAAGTTTACAGAAGCACCGCAAGATTCCAACGAGTAGTTGGAGCAAACGACACATTATAAAGAAAAATGAGCCGAAAGGCTCTTTTTTTATTAAATCAAGGAGGTAATAACAATGGCAGTAGCAGGATTAAGTACACTCGGCATTACTTTTGGTTATGGTGTTGAAACGACCGCCGGAACAAAGCCGACATCGTTTAAAGAATTATCCAGAATTAACGAAATTGGCGGTATCAATGTTGAAGCAGAACAGATTGACGCATCCGCATTAAAAGACGCAATCACTCGTTATATTCAGGGTAGAGCAGATACAGGAGGCTCCTTCCCAGTAACAGTAAACCTTACAGACGACACACAGGCTGAATGGGAAGAGGTATTTACAACCGCAGCTGGATTGACTGGTGGAAAAAGAATGTGGTTTGAGACCATTATTCCGGGTCTTACAAAAGCATTTTTTGTAGTTGCACAGTTGCCACCGGCATTTCCGCAGTCAGAAATGGGGCAGAACGGTCTTTTGACTGCGGAGTTTAATCTTGTAATTGAAGAGTACAAAGGACTTGACGCAAAGGTTGAATTTTCGGGGGAATAAATAGCCAGTCCGAAAATAACGAGAGCAAGGCTGTCGTGACTGGCTTGTACGATGAAGATGCAGCCGAGCCAGAACTTGAAGAAACATTGATTTAGCAAAGAAAGGGCGGTTTTAGGACTGCCCCTTTCCCATTAAAAAGATGGGAAGAAAGGGAAAGGTTGAAAACGATATGAAGAAGATTAAAATTGCAGGAAAAGAATACATATTAGAATTTACATTTGAAGCAGCAGAGATTGAGGAATGCGTAAAACGTATGTTCATGTTGGCATCTGGTGGACATATCTTGGCACGTGCCGAAACAGCAAAAACAGAATTGGAGTTGTATATGGAAAGTACATCCGACATGGTAGGAGACGTTCCAAAGACTTGTGTGGTTGCTTTTCATGCTGGATTGCAGGAGCATCACTCGACGGATGCAAAAGAATCGAAAGAACTTATGAAAGCATACATGAAAGAAAATAAATTGAACTATGCCGCATTGTTTGAGGAAATCAAAGAATGTATGGAGGAAGACGATTTTTTCGGTTTGAGTGGAATAACGAAGATGCTGGAAGACATGGAAACGAACATCGAAGCGGAAGAACAGAAGCAGAACAAGAAAGAAGTAAAAACTCCGCAGGATCACAAAAAGAAACAGACTTCCACAAAATAATATGGGAAGAATATTTTCCACAAGCATTTGCCATTGGAATCCATATAGATGAATTTCTGCATTTGACACCGAAAAAATTAAAATATTGTCTTGAAGGTCATCGCTTAAAGAAAAAAATAGACGATGAGAGTATGTGGAATTGGTTTGGAAATTATGCAATATCTGCATTTATTGTTGCGATAGATATTGCTTTTAATGGCAAGAAATCAAAAGCAGAGTACATAGATTTACCGCTTTTGGCTACGGAAGAAGAAAGAGAAGCGAAGAGAGAACGAGCTCTCCAGAAACAACGAGACGAGTTTTTGCAGATGCTTCTTGGAATGCAGAAAAATTTTGAAAACGAGCAAAAGTTAAAAAAGATGAAGCAGAAAGAGGGCGACAAGGATTAAAAGTCCGGTCGCCCTCTTTTTTATTATATAAGGAAAGTTGGTGGTGTACGGATGGCTGTAGTAGATAGTTTGGAAGTTGAAATTCAAGCAAAAGCCAAACAAGCCAATAAAGAGATTGACGTTCTATGCTCAAAACTAGGTAATTTATCTAAACAGTTAGCAAGTGTCGATTCAAAAGGATTGACAAAATTCTCGAGCGGTTTAAATATGCTTTCTGCTGGAATGAAAGGCATGAGAGACACGAAGATGCCAGATTTCACTAAAACTGTAAAGGGTTTGCAGAAATTTGAAACTCTTGACGGTCAGAAATTGGCGGCGGTGTCGAATGCTTTAAGTCCAATGGCGAACGGACTTAAAACCCTTGGAAGTGTCAATTTTAATAACAAAAATGTAAATAGCATGGTAAGTGCGGTGGCAAGGCTTACATCATCAATTCAAGGCGGTGTAAACACGCAAGGAATTATAAGTCTTGGAAATGGAATCGCCCAAATGATGACTACATTGTCTTCCGCTGGAGAAGTTGCACCAAAAACGGCTAGTTTTGTAAATGCAATCAGCAGATTGGCAAATGCCGGTTCAAAGACGAGTGCATCGGCAAGTGGACTTCCGCTTCTTAGCAAAGAACTTAGCAGTTTTATGGTGTCGATGTCAAGGGCACCGGTTGTAAGTAAAGAAACATCTGAATTGACAAATGCTATTGCTAGATTGGCTAGTGCTGGAACAAGAACGAAGCAGACGGCTGATAATCTGGATTACCTTGCTAAAAAGGTAAAAGATTTTATGGTTTCGATGCAGAATGCACCGCAAGTATCGCAAGGTACAACGCATTTGCTTACGGCAATTGGAAATATTGCCAGCGCCGGAAGTAGAGCCGGGAGTGCATTGAATAGCATATCTTTTAGCGGTGGGAATACCACTAATGTTTTGTCGAGGCTCGGTAATGGCTTCAAAAGTGTAGTCACGAGAATGCTAGGATTCAACAAGGAATCCAAAAACATAGCATCAAGCATTGGAATGTTTTATGCTAAATTCTTCATGGTAATTCGAGGTGTTAAGGCACTTGGCGGTGCAATCGGCTCAATGCAGGACTACATCGAGGAATTTAACTATTTTTCGGTTGCATTGGATAAAGTTGGAAAAGATAGTGCGAGCCAGTTTAAAAAAGCCGGTTATGATTCCGCAGAAGCATATGCAGATAGTTTTCGTACGAGGTTTGCTAAATTACAAACTCAAATGACCGGGTTCAACGTTGATTACGACACCGGAGAAGCGACAAGCAATATGCAACATAATCTTGGTTTAGATTTGACCGAGGTAATGAATTACAATGCGGCAATTTCGCAGATTACAAACTCTGCCGGAATGCTTGGAGAAACTTCTATTGCCACGTCAAAGGCATTGAGTATGTTGTCAGCGGATTGGTCGTCATTGTCTAATAAAGACTTGTCAGACGTAATGGATAACTTCCAAAGTGGATTGATTGGACAATCAAGGGCATTATACCAGTATGGAATCGACACCACAAAAGCAGGCTTGGCGCAAACGGCATTAGCGCATGGAATTAGCGCAAGTGTTTCAAGCATGAGCCAGCAAGAAAAAATGCAATTACGTGTTTTAACTATGTTGGAACAATCAAAAGTTGCATATGGAGATTTGGCTAGAACAATCAATCAACCCGCAAACCAGGTAAGAATGTTGCAGGCCGGATTGAAAAATTTGAGTAGAACCATAGGTCAAATATTTTTGCCGGTAGTTCAAAAATTATATCCATATCTGAATGCCGTAGTTATGGTTTTGCAGGAGTTCGCACAATGGGTTGCTAAGTTGACCGGAGCAAAATTATATGACGATACATCAATGGCTACACCAGATTATAGCGATGCAATTGACGGATTGGATGATTATGGAGATGCCGCTGATAAAACAAGCAAAAAGCAGAAAAAACTTAATGATAACTTACAGGGATTTGATATCGTCAATAAATTGCAGTCAAATAACAAAGACGATGGCTCATCTTCCGGAAAGAAAAACGGTAGAGGTGCTGGAATTGATTTATCGGAAGATATCAATAAGGCAGTTAAAGGATATGAAAGCATATGGGATAAAGCCTTTAAGAGTAACAAAAATAAAGCGGTTGAGTTAGCGGCTAAATTGAAAAAAGCCATTTTAGGCGGTTGGAAAAAAGGCGGAGATTATACCAGCCTTGGAAAATCCGTTGGTTCATGGCTGACAAGCGGGCTTGACAGTATCCCGTGGGGTAAAATTCAGACAACCACAAATAAACTTGCTAAATCCCTTGCTACGTTCCTTAATGGCATGGTACAAGGCATTAACTGGGAAACCATGGGTAAAACTTTAGCCAATGGATTTAATACGGCTATGGGGGCATTATACACGTTCAGAACTACATTTGACTGGCTTGGTCTTGGTACATCTGTAGCGACTGGAATCAATTCAGCACTTCAAAATGCTGACATGACACTTGCCGGAAAAACTCTTGGTGCTAAAGTCCGTGGAATGATTCAATTTGCTTTTGGCTTGGTTACAAATTTTGATTTTAGTGGTCTTGGACAAAAAATAGCAGATGGAATCAACGGATTTTTTGAGGAAATGGGAGAGGTAAGAAAGAATACTGGTTTAACTGGATGGCAGGAACTTGGTAAAACGTTGTCCGATAGTTTAAAAGGTATTCTTGCATCAATCAATACGGCACTTTCCGGTGTGAATTGGGAGAAAGTTGGTAAATCTATCGGTCAATTCCTTGGAAGTATAGACTGGGTTGGAATTTGGTCTTCCGTTGGAAAAACAATCGGAAATGCGTTTAATAGCATTATGACGATTGCAATTTCTGCATTGAAAGAAGATCCAGCCGGTGTGATTGGCGCATTAAGTAGCGTTTTTGGTGTGATTTTTGCGGCAAAAACAATAAAAGGATTGTTTGGTAAAACTGGTTTCTTTGCAGGTTTAAAGCAAGCAGCGACAGAAAAGATGGGAGAAGTTGCTTTAACTATGGCAAAAAGCCTTAAAACTAAAATCGCTACTTCGTTTGCCGCAAGCAAAATTGGAACATTTATTTTGTCTAAAATCACATTTGCCAAAACTGCGATTGTTTCGCTTGGAGCAAAAATAAGTGGAGCAATTACAAGTGGATTAAGCGGATTGAGTGCCACAGGAATAGCCGCGGCGGCGGCACCGGTATTGTTGGCAGTTGGAGCAGCCATCGGCGCAGGCTTAATGATTGGAGACAGAATCAGCGAAGCGATAGATGCCTACAATTACACCGGAGATTACGAAATCAAAGTACCGGCAAAGTTAGATATAAACGCACAAAAAGCAAACGAGGATTTACAAAAGACAAAAGAGTATACAGATGAAATAAATAAAGATATAAAGGAAATCAATAATTCTGGCAATTTGGAAAACGGGAAAAACATAAAGGAATTAGCCAATAGATACTATGAGTTAAGCCAAAAGACAAACCCTACCGCATCTGATATTGCAGTAATGAAAGAATACTCAAAACAGTTATCCGATGAAATTCCTGGGTTATCAAAGAATATTGATAAGCAGACAGGGGCATTCAAAGGTAACAAAGATGAGTTGAACGGTCTGATTTCCAATCTTGACAGAGCTGCTAAAGCGCAGGCGGCATACAATTCTTCTGTGGAACTTTACGAGAAAAAGCAGGAAACTGGAAATAAACTTTCCGAAGCACAGGCAAAACTTGCAAAATATACAAAAGAACTTGCGGCGGCACAGGAAATTGCAAACAACGTTAAAAAACGTTCTGGAGTAAATAGCGCAGAATATCAAGCACAAGTCAAAATACTTGGAAGATATGCTACAAAAGTAAATGCGGCAAGAGCGGAAGTAAATACTTTGGAAAAAGCAGAGTCCGATATTAACGCACAGATTAGTAAAAACAATAATGTCATGGATAATGCCAAAGTAAAGACTAGCGATTACCAAAAGGCATCAGATAGTTTAAAGAAAACTATGAAAAACCTTGGTGTCGAAACGCAATCTTCAAAAAATGCGTTAAAAACACTTCAAGACAAACTTGACAATGGCGAGATAACATGGAAAGCATATAAAGACGTTGTTGACGGAAATTATAAATCCGTTGACGAACTTAATGCCGCAATTGGAAAACTTACATCAAAAGAAGTTTCTGTTACCGCTAAAACAAGCGGAACGGATTCTATAGATAAAGTTAAAAATGTAATTGATAAACTACAAAGCAAGTCTGTAAATGTTAGTACAAATGTTAATACATCAAACTTACAAAAAAGAATTAAAGATGCAGTTTCCAAAGTAAAGTTATCGCCAATTAAGGCACCAATACAGTTTGGAATTACGAAAGAGCAAAAAAAGATACTGGATAATCTTAGCCCTAAAAATATGGGAAAACCATACGAAAGGGCATTAAAAACAAGCGGACTATCCAAACTTTCGGATTTTGCATCAAAACTTCCAACGTACAGTACAGGTGGATTCCCGGAAGATGGACTTTTCATGGCAAACCATGGAGAACTTGTCGGAAAATTCAATAACGGCAAAACCGCGGTTGCTAATAACGACCAGATTACTACTGGATTTGCACAAGCAATTACAAACACGCTTGCACCGGCTATCTATGCGGCGGTATCGCAGGCAGTATCAGAAAATCAAAGCCAGCAGACAGGAGATGTATATCTGGACGGAACAAAACTCACGACAACAATCATGGGAAAAGCCGAACAGATTACACGAAGCCGAGGTTCCGGATGGAAGTTGGCATAAACAATGGCACCTATCTTATTTGGTAGGTGCTATTTTATTGCAAAAAGGGGGAAAAGACATGGCATATAGAGTTCCGGAGATTGACGGACAGAAAATTGCTTGTCCATCCGCTAGCGGTGTGGATATTAAAAGAAATCAAGTACAGAGTTCAAACTTTCGCCGAACATCTACGGCGAAAGCACAAGGAACGGTTGTGGATAACAAGGTCAGCATAAAAATGTCGTTTCCACCAAATATCACAGTAGCGGAATTAAAATTGATTAAGAGCAAAACGTGCGACAAAACAGCATTCCACAAACTGGGATTTACTAATGAGTTTGGGGAATGGGAAACGATAACAGTTTATTTCAACAATTATTCTTTGCAACAATACGGATTTATCAACGGAAAAATGTTGAATCAGTCAATATCATTTGAGGCGGTGGAACAATGACAAGTATACCTATGACTACGGAGTATGTGGACGTTAAAGTAAAAATTGGAGAGATTGAATATACCAACGAGGAATTACAGATTGATTCTATCAAAATTTCTAATGGATGCTACGATGGAAGTGTTTTTGGCATTGGAAACGTGTATATAAAGAACGCAAGTATAACCATGAATTACTTAGATGGAATTTCTAAAGGAATAAATATCGAGATATTTTTCCAGTATCAAGGTGCATGGATTAGTTTCGGTCAATTCGTCGTAACAGAAACTCCAGTTATGAGTGGCGATAAACTTTCTGTTTCTTTGGAAAGTACACTTGCACAGTATGCCAATACAGAAATCGTTTTTTCAGAGGCAAAACCTAATTATAATTTTGATACAATCATTAAAAAAATAGAGGAAATAACCGGAAAAGTTGTTGTCTTTAAAAGCGAATTGGATTCGATAGGAACTGAAAAATCAGAATTTTTGTCAAAATCAGCAAATTTTATTAAAGATGCAAAAACCCTTATGGATCCTGCGTCTGGATGTAAAACCGGAGTATCTGTAAAAACTGCTTTGGCAGGAATTGCAATATTGTTTGGTGGAAATGTATACGAAGATACAAACAATAAAATCGTTATCAAGCAAAAAACGTATTCTTTAAATTCGGATCGTTATATTTTGCCAGATTATCTTGACGGAAATTACAAATACTCAAAAGAAGTATATGCTATTAAAACTATTTCATTGTTGTTTAATAAATATGTCCTTGGCATTTACTACAGAAAAGAGACAGACCCACCTGGTGATGATATATGGACACAAAATTATCTGGATGAAGACAAGGTATCAAATACATTGCTTGCTTCACAGTCGTCAATGACTGGTAAAACACCGTATAATTACACAGTTACTTGCGATTGGATTGGTTGGACAAGTGATGGTTTTGGATATAATTTGAACGAAAAACCGGGCGGCCGTGCTTCTGCTTGTCTTAGGCAAGGCGATTTGATGTATCATACGTGCGATATGACGTTTGTTGGGATTGATTTTGGATGGAATATTGCACCGGGAAATATTGTAAAAGTAAAGGTGCCGGAGTTAGAGGATCCAATAGATGTTTTATGCGGGGAGATTTCCTACGAGTGGGATGGTGGATTTACTACAAATATATCGTGCAATTGCAACATAGAATCCAACGGAAGTTATTCTACAGAGGTTTCAACGCAGGCATCTGCGGCGGCGGCACAAGAGGGTAGACAAACAAGTCTTGAATTGAATTATGCAAATATTACTTTTAGTAATATTGAGGATAGCACGATTAGAGGTAGCATATTCAAGGATGGTACAATCGATGGAACGAAAATAAAAGATTCAACAATTACCGGATCTCTTATTGCTGATTCGACAATAAAAGGGTCTAATATAGAAGAGGGAACAATTACCGGTTCCAAAATAAAGGCGGCAACAATTACCGGTGCCCTTATTGTAGATGGAACTATCCGAGGAAACCACATAATGGAATCAAGCATTGATGGTAGCAAGATTGAGGATAGTGCGATAACGGAAAGTAAAATTTCCAATTCGTCAATCACAAACTCAAAAATCAAGGATGGAGAGATTGAAAATGCTAAAATCAAAGATGCCACTTTGACGGGTGCCAAAATAAAAGATGCAACGATTGGATTTGCAAAGGTTGATAGTTCTTTTATCAAAGATTTGACGGCAGATAAAGCATACATCGAAAATCTTAAAGCATCAATTGCAGACATTGGATATTTGACTGTAGATGAAGCGAATATCAAGTATGCAACGATTGCTTCATTAGAAGTCGTAGATGGAAAGATTGATAACTTGGAAACAATCGCAATAACAACAAATAACCTTAGTGCCAAAGTAGCAGAATTAGGTTATTTGAACGCAGATACCGCAGATTTGAAGTATGCCAATATTGAACTTTCCAATATTGATGTGGCAAATGTCGGTACATTTTTTGCTAACGTTGGTTTGATTGACAGGGCAACAATCGTAGATGGACACGTTACTGGTTTTTTGGATAGTGTTGAAGTAAATGCCAACAAAATCACGGCAGGAACGTTGGTCGCTGACAGAATACTTCTTAAAGGTTCAGAAAAGGGATTATTATATGCCTTAAATAATCTTGGAGAACTGACTAGTAAAACGGTAGATACTCTTGACGGCTACGTACTTACAGACCGTACTATCAATGCAGACAAGATTGTGGCATCGTCGATTACCGCCAATGAGTTGGATGTAGACGATATATTTGCTGACAGTGCTGTTGTGTCAAAAATCTTTGCACAAAACATTACTGCTACTGGAGTGATTAGTGGTGCGACGTTGGTTGGTGCAAGTATTTCTGCAAACAAAGGTACGATTGGAGGGTTTGGAATATTTGATAATTGGTTGGTCGGATCATATGAAGAAAATGGGTATCAATATCAAGTGGAAATAAACACAGACAAGTCGTACAAGGACGCAAATGGAAGAACATATGCGATTTATGCTAACAAAGCAAAAAAAGACCCTCTTAAAATAGAAAACGAATGGTATGTAACTTATGATGGCTATATGCACGCGGAGATCGGAGAAATTGCTGGATTTACATTGAAAGACCAAAGGTTGATATCAAATTCAGAATATACTTCGGAAAATGCCTCTGCAACATATTACAACAAAGCAGAAATAAATTCCAAATTTAATCAAGAAGAAGATTTCTTGTCGTTGACTTGTACAGTCAATAACGCTGAAATAAACAAAGCCTTTTTTGGATTTGACGGTGTACGTCTTGAAAGTTTAAACCATGGAAATGATTACTATGATAAATTTATGGGGTTGTCAACAAAAAGCCTTGCTTTTGGAGTAAATTCTGGAACACCATATAATGGAAGTAGCGTAGCATTCGAGATTGATTCGGGGTATTCCAAGATTACTTCAAGCGGAGAGTTTACGATAGAACCATCATGCACAATAAACGTTCCAACGACAGTAAAGTCACTTACCATAAAAAACAACGGTTCAAAAGGTAAAACGGTCATATCAAATGGTTTAATCGGATTAGACGATGCACAAGGTGGCACCGTGAGATATTTCCTTGATAACACTTATGGAAACTTACGGATATGGGACACGGCTGTGGGAGAAAGGCTTCTTATCTCTCCTGCCTCGATTAACTTTAAACCGAATGGAAAGACGATATTTTCTGTTAATAAAGACAATGCTTCTGAAAATGGATATGAAATAATCGGTTGCGAAGTGACAACAAGTGGAAATTTTACTTGTAAAAAATACCGAGACGGAAGACTTGTTATTGAGTATCGAAGTAAAATGGGGAATGTAACTTCACTTACAGATATAAGCAACAAAGAAGGGATGTATTACAAATCTAGAGACGGTAGAACTTTCCCATTAGCATTTGTAGATACACCGATGGTTATTACTGGAATCGGCGTTCCTGACACGTCAGCACCATTTGTAAATGTCAGTTTTGATGGCGTCAGCAAAACTGGATATAGCAGATGTATTTTTTGGGCTACGCATTCTGGTGCCACACTTCCCGTAAATTCAGTAACCAGCGCAATTTTTATAGGGCGTTGGTTTTGAGATAAATTATAAAATCTTAGGAGGTTAGAAAAATGGAAAACAAAGAAATTACAATGGCAGATTACATCGTTGATAAGTTGGCAAACGAGGTCAAGGAACTTAAAGTTCGACTTGCTCAAACCGAATTTACGGCGATGGCTTACAAGGAAAAGTACGAAGCATTGCGGAAAGAACAGGAACAGGAGGTAGAAGAAGATGAAAACAAAGAATGATATTAGAATCGACAGAAGCAAATTGCATCCGTGGCTGGACTACAAACTTACGTTGTTGTTAAAACAATGTAACAAAAATGGAATCTATCTGATTATTACGGAGGGATTCCGTACAAAAGAGTACCAAGATTCACTTTACGCAAAAGGAAGAACCGCTCCTGGAAAAGTAGTTACCAATGCAAAAGGAAGTACATACAGTTCCCAGCATATGTGGGGGATTGCGTTTGATATTGCCATCAACGACAGTAACTTGCTTTATGATACGGCTACAATTAAGAAAGTGGCTAAAATCGCAAAATCCAAGAAAGTAGGATTGAAATGGGGCGGAGACTGGAAGAGTATTATTGATACTCCACATTTTTACCTTGGAAAATGGGGAAGTACCACTTCTGAATTAAAAAGAAAGTATTGTACACCTGATAAATTTAAGAAAACATGGACGACTATCACAAAGAAAAATTGTAAACTTTGGAAATCTAAAACTCTTAGAGCGAGTAAAATGCTTTGCCTCATTCCTAAAGGCTCAAAAGTTGAAGTGCTTTACAAGTCCAAACTTGGATATGCCAAGATTAAGTATGGAGGAAGATACGGTTTTGTGTTCAAGTCCGTACTGTAGTCCTTGAATGTCGAAAATTGACCGAACTTGCGATGAAAAAAGATTGCTTGTTTGTGCCAAAAGGTGTAAGATAAAATTGTCTCAAACGAGACAATTCAAGTTCTGGCGAGGGGTAAGAGTTCATTGTGTAACTCTGCCCCTCACTTTAAAACTAAGGGGAAACAATCAATCTTGCAAATTTATGATTGACAATTACGAACAAATGTTCTATAATTGTCTTATCGTAAGGAGGGCAACATGGGAAATGAAAACGAAGAATTAAAGGAAGAAATAATTGAAACTGTAAAAAAAATCCAAAACGAACAAATTCTTATACTGATACGCGGATTTGTTGTTTCTGGATTTAATGAAGAAAAAGCGGGGAAATAACCCCGCTTTTTTTAAAAGATAAACTCTTCAAAGAAATCACAAAGCAATTGCTTTCTTGCCAAAGGCATCTCATTATACTCAATGATAATCTGCTTAAACCTCTTATCATTTAAACCAATTTTCATACAAGCATCCGAATACTTTATGTTATTATCGTCAGAGGAATTTCTTTTATCTGTTAAATCAGACATTCCAATTCCGAAATAATCAGCCAGTTTTCTTATTTTGCCAGTACTAGGAAATGATTTCCCGTTGCACCACATATTTAATGTAGTGGCGTTAAAACCTAAATCCTTTGCAACTTCTGTCTGCTGCTTTTGGTTTATCTCCATATAATGAAGAAGATTCTTTGCAAATATGGCTTTCTGCTCATCATCTGTCATTTCTTTCACTCCTTTCAATAACTATAATACACTATAATTTAAAAAAATTCAATACAAAATTCAATTATTTTGAATTTTAGGTATTGACAATTCAATTGAATTGAATTATACTAAGGTCAAGACATAAGAAAGGGGGAATGAAAAATGCCAAAGATTTCTCTTGAAGCGGTCAGAGTAAATGCTAAGATGACGCAGAAACAATGGGCGAAAGCACTCGGAGTTTCGAATACTACGATTGTAAACTGGGAAAAAGGGAATACCGAACCTAGTATTTCACAATTGAGAGAAATGAGTAAAATTTCCGGTGTGCCGATGGATTTTATTTTTGTACCAGATAAATCCAATTAGATTGAATTTTTGAAAGGAGTGATTCAGATGAACGAGTTGGAAATCTTCAAAAATGAAGAATTTGGAGAAATTCGTACTGTAATGAAAGACGGTCAGCCTATGTTTTGTCTTTCTGACGTATGTAAAGCGTTGGAAATATCGAACGTAGGAAACGTAAAGCAGAGGTTATCTGAAAAGGGTATCCATACTGCGGACACCCTTACAAATGGTGGAATGCAGAAAATGATATTCATCAATGAAGCAAACCTGTATAAGACAATTTTTCAAAGCCGTAAGGAATCGGCAGAAAGATTTACGGATTGGGTAACTACCGAAGTATTGCCATCAATCAGAAAAACCGGTGCATATGGAAAGCCAATGACAACGGCTCAAAAAATCCAGTTACTGGCGCAGGGCAATGATGAACTGAATGAACGTGTGGACAAGGTGGAAACAATGATTTATACCTTGGAAAACGATATGCCGCTTTACGGTTGCGAAATCGAGGATATCCAAAGACACGTAAAAAGAAGAGTGGTTGACATTCTCGGTGGCAAACAGAGCGAATCTTACCACGACCCTAGCATTAGAAATAAAGCATTTTCTGATATCTGGAATCAGTTAAAAAGAGAGTTTGGTTGTGTTTCTACCTATAAGAGTATCAAAAGACGATACATAGCAGATGTGCATGAATTTATTGATTGCTACGAGCCACCAAGGGTATTAGCAGAACAGATTACAGATGCCAACGCACAATTGCGTTTATGTGTTTAGGCGGTGGTTTTATCAGAAAAGTGATGCTAGTCGCTATAACGTTTCTGTTTTCTTTCTGCATATTGGGATTCCGAGGAATCGAGTTGGAAAATCCAGTAATGGCAGAGGAAAAGGTTTTAGTCGGAATCGGTACAATTCAGATTCCAGAAACTGAAACAGTCTCTGTTGAGACGAGAAATGTTGAGCAAAAAAGGAAAAGGACACACAAGAAAAAGAAAGTTGTTCGGAAAAAGTGGACAACGTACAAAGTTACGGCATATTGTCCTTGTTGCGATTGTTCGGACAAGTACGGAAGAATGACTTCTACTGGAGTTGTTCCAAGGCAGGGAAGAACGATTGCGGTAGATCCAAAGGTTATACCTTATGGATCGGTAGTCCACATAAAAGGACTTGGAGAGTTTATCGCCGAGGATTGCGGTGGGGCGATAAAAGGAAACAGTATAGATCTATACTTTGACGTACATTCCGATACCGAGAAATTCGGTGTACAGTACAGAGAAGTATATATGGAAAGGAAGTGATCTTATGTACATTCCACCTTTCTGGTGTGGTGTATCGGTAACGATTATAGGAATTGTTATCGTATCGCTGATAATGTCAATGTTTCAGCATGACGATGATGACGAGCAAGACGAAAGGAGAGAAAACCATGAGTAAGGAAAAAGAAATCAAGGCAGAGGGAGCGACACCGATTTCTCCAGCATTGATCGAATCGCTTATCAAAATTGGAGCGATTGTTAGAAAGCAGGACGGAAGTCTTGTGTGTGGTAAACCCGGAACATATCGTTAGGAAAGGAGAGAAAAGAAAATGATTATTAAGTTGAAAAAAATGATTCTGGAAAATTTCATGTATTACATGACGGTAATGCTCGATTTTCCGCAGATTGCCAAAATTTTGGCAAAGAACGGCAAGGGAAAGTCGTCGATTGTCAATGCCTTTATGTGGTGCTTGTTTGATTGCGACTACGAATTGAGAAGCAATCCAAAGGTACGCAGAGAGGTTAACGGAAATCCGGTTGAGGACAAGGACGTTTCCGTAGAACTGGTACTTGACGTGGATGGGAAAGAAGTTACCATGCGTAAAGTGCAGAAACGCAAGCATTCCAAAGACGGTACTACTTACAAGGACAATAACGAATACTACATAAACGATGTTCCGAAGACAAAGAAAGAGTTTGAGGAATATCTTGGTATTGATATGTCCGTGCTGAAAATGTCAACAAACATCAACGGATTTCTGAATCAGAAACCGGCTGATATGCGAGACTTTTTATTTAAGACAGTAGATTCTACGACTGATTTAGACATCGCCAAGAAAACGGATGGATTGCAGGAACTTTCTTCTCTTTTGGAGAACTACACCACAGAGGAAATCAAGGCGATGAATCAGAAGAAAGTGAAAGACGTTGACGAATCTCTTCCTATATTAAAGGGGCAGATTGAAGAGAAACAAAGAGATATTGTCAGCAAGCAGGAAACCGACGTTTCTGATTTAGAATTGCTTAAAAAGGATTTGCAATCAAAATTGGATGCCAATATCAAGGTGCAGACAGACAACGATAAATTGATCACGGAATTTGACGATGCGGTCAAGGATGTTATGGATCTGAAATTCGAACTGTCCGGAATGGAGCAGAAAGCCAATTCAGAGATTGCTACCAAGAAGAACAGTCTGGAGAACAAAAAAGATGAAATTCTTGGAAAAATCGGGAGATGCAAGGGCGAATTGGCACGATTGAGTAGCGATTTGGCAATCCAAACAAAATTGATCGCGGACAATAAGCGGAAGAAAGACGAGCAGGCAACGTTATGGAAGATTGCAAATGAGCGGAAATTTGACGAATCAAGCCTTGTTTGTTCTTATTGCGGTCAAGAATACCCGGAAGAGAAAAAAGAGGAAATGCGGGCAGAATTTGAAAGCCACAAAGCGGACGAATTGAAACAGATTGTTGAAAGAGGAAATGCCTTAAAGAAAGCAATTGACGATTCAAAAATCCTCTTGAAAAACATTGAGGAAAATATCCAAAAGAAAAATGAGGAATCGGAAAAACTGACTGCTGAATACGATTCCTTTGAGAAAGAATTGGAATCTATCAAGCCAATTGATGTCAAGCAGTCGGACAAATACAAAGAAATTGAATCAAAAATTGCTGATCGAGAAGATTCGATGAAGAAGATGCAGGATCTCAAAGACATCAAAGCGGAATTAAAAACAGAAGAAGAACGAATCCGTTCTGAATTGGCAGAAGTGGATAGAAAAATTTCCGCTGCCAATACGGAATCAGACGAAATCCGGTTGGAAGAATTGAAAAAGTCCAAATTTGACAAAGAGCAGGAAAAGGCAGATGCAGAGAAAATCTTGGATTTGCTGAAAGAACTGGAGAAAGCCAAAAACGAAGAATTATCGGAAGAAATCAATTCTAAGTTTGGCATTGTCAATTGGCAGTTGTTCGAAACCGCCAAGAACGGAAATTATAAATCCGTTTGCGTTCCGATGATTGACGGCAAGTCTATTTTGACAACGATGTCCAACAAGGGAAACAGAATCCTTGGCAGAGTAGATATCTGTCGTTCGATTCAAAAAATCAGCGGTATAAATTGCCCGATTTGGTTGGATGATTTGGAATCATTGGACGAGGAAAATCAGAAGAAAGTCGCTGAAATGGTGGAAAGCCAGTTGATTATGTTGGCAGTATCAAATAATGCGGAACTGGAAATTAAGGAGGTGTGATATGAAACTGTATTTTTACACGGCAAACACAATAAATGGTTATTGTAACAAATTAGGTGTTGTAGTTACCGTTTTCGAGGCAGAGGAAAAACAGAAAACCTATCAATCTGTTAGTGGTGTGTTTCCAAATTGTGTTTCCAGAATAAGAAAGGATGACATCGGAAAACTTTCGAATAATAACGTTATCCTTACGGAGCCAAATTTTGAATATGCCAAGAAAATTTTCGTTAATGCGGCAGAGGCAAAAGTAAATGGTGCTAAAGAGCATCTTAAAAGAGCAGAACGGGAATTAGAAATTTTAAGAGAAAGCGAGGAATGATTATGGGATTTAAGGTTGGAGATATTGTAGAGGTTATTGATAATGGATATTCGTTTACAAATAATGAGTATTTCTTTATCGAAAATAAAATTGCTTTAAAAACTGCAACTCGATATACTTATGGCTCTCTTCCCCCCCAATGGATTAACTGGAAGAATTGTCGCAATTGGAGACCTTGAGTTTTATGATTACAAAGGAATAGTAATTCAAGATGACACCAATCGGGAGATGTGCTGCTTGGTCGGAGAACCTGGCTTAAAATTTCTTAAAAAAAATGAATTTAAGCCACATCTTGAATGTACGAAGGTTTTTAAAGTCAATTATGGAACTATTGGAAAACAAACAAACCTTGTTGATTGCCACGGAAGACAGTTAAAGGTCAGAGATACTGTTATAATTCGTGCTAAAGATGGAAGCGCATCTCCAGAGGTTCCGATTGTTGACGACCAGCTTGGTTGTTGTTTCCCTATAGGGTATTCACCTTTTGTAGATAAGGAAATGCTTATAAGGATAAGAGATTGCGATGAGATTACAGATGGAGAAAAGGTTGGAATTATTGAATATGTAAAGGAAGAGAGGTAGAAAACATGGCAGAGAAGAATGAAGTAGTTGTACAGGAAGAAAAAAAGGAAGTAGCGGCACATAATAACAAGGTAACGGATTATAGCCTTGGTATTTTTGGAACATCGGATAATTTTGTTATGGCGATGCAGATGGCAAAGGCATTGTCAGCATCGACTATTGTTCCAGCGATATACCAGAACAATTCGTCAAACTGTTTGATTGCTATTGAGCAGGCACAAAGAATGAAAGTAAGTCCAATGATGGTAATGCAGAATCTTTATCCCATCCAAGGAAAGCCTTGTTGGAGCGCACAGTTTTTGATTGCGCAGGTAAACAATAGCGGAAATTATGATATTGAATTGCAGTACGATGAAAAGCAGAAAAACGGTAAGCCTTTTTCTTGCCAGTGTTGGACGATGAAAGCAGGAAGAAGAATTGACGGCATGGTAGTTGACATGGATATGGCAGATGCCGAGGGATGGACAAAGAAAAACGGTTCAAAGTGGAAAACGATGCCACAGTTGATGTTGAGATATCGAGCCGCATCATTTTTCGCAAGATTGAACTGTCCGGAACTTACAATGGGACTTTACACCAAGGAAGAAATTATTGACGGAGACTTTAAGGAATATCCGTTGGAAACGATGCAGGAGCAAGTCGAAAAGGAGATTTCTAACGGTGCTAATTCAGAAGATTTTGAATCGGCAGCAGTTGAACCGGAGTTTATGGAGGACGAAGAATGAGACTGATAAGCCAAGACGGAACATTTGATGTTCCATACGATCAAGTAGTAATTCAGCGGTATAGTGATGGTATTTACTGGCTGAATAAAAACCTTATTGGAATTGAATCGGGAATTTCCGAAGATTTTAAAATCGCTTCTTATTCAAGTGAAACAAAGGCAATTAAGGTCATGGAAATGGTAAGAGGGAAATATAAAAACTTCACTTTTTACAAAGAAGAGTTTCCATATTTCCGGTTTCCAAAAGACGAAGAGGTGCAGTAATGATTTTAAAATGCCTTGGTAGCGGCAGTAGCGGAAATTGCTATCTGCTGATTGATAGTAAAGGCAAAACTCTTATCCTTGATTGTGGTCTTTCAATCCGAGAGATAAAAAAAGGATTGAATTACGATTTGCGGTGTGTGGCTGGGTGCATTGTTACCCACCACCACAAAGACCATAGCAAGTCGGCGAAAGAACTTGAAGAGATTGGAATTGAGGTTTATAAGCCGTACGAAAAGTGCTGCAAGGCAATGAATTTCAAGAAAGCACCATTTCTTATTTCTACGGTGCCTATGCAAGATAAGGATGGAAAGTTTTGCCACACAAACACGGATGGTAGCGAGTGTCCGTGTTACGGATTCATTATCAGCCATCCAGAAATGGGTAAATTGCTTTACGTTACCGACACGGAGTTTGTCAAGTGGAGATTTAAAAACATAAATCATATTTTGGTTTCGTGCAATTACCAAAAGAAGTATCTAAGTAAAGTGGCAGGAAAACGAGAACACGTTTTTCGAGGTCACATGGAACTGGAAACAGTTAAAGATTTTGTAACCGCAAATAATTCAAGCACATTGCAGAACGTCATACTGTGCCATATGAGCAAAGAATCGGCAGACCCCAAAGAATGTATGCAAGAGGTTAAATCGGTTCTTGAATCGGCAAATGTGGACGTTGCAGAGCCTAACAAAGAATGGATTTTAAAGAAAGGAGATGAATGTCCGTTTTGAAAACAGAAAAAAGAATAAAAAAACTAATTAAGTTTTTGAAAAATGAATTTAAACACGGAATACAGATGTTTAATTCTCCATCTCTTTCAGGTGATGAAAGAGAGATTATTTATAATCAGGATGGCATAGTTGTTTTGCACAGTTATTACTATGAATACATAGAAATATATGGAATTTCTACCAAAGAATTTAAAAAGGTTATGAAAAAATCCGGCGGATATTAAGACAGAAAATAAATTTTAGGAAAGGAAGATTAAAATGATTAAATTTGATAAGAAAAAAGTGGTAATTAAAGGAAACCAAAATGATTTAATAGCACAATGGACTTTCATTGGAAATGCGATTTATAAATCTATGAAAGCGCAAATTGGCGAGGAAACCGCAGAAAAACTAATGAGACGTTGTGCTGAAAATGTTTTTAAATCTGAAAAACAAATTGCGGAAGAAATATTGGAAATTCTCAAAAGAAAACAGGAAAAAGAAAGCGAGGAATCTGACAATGAATAAAGTAATTTTGCTTGGAAATCTTACAAGAGACCCGGAAATCAGATATTCACAAGGGGAAAAACAGATGGCGGTTGCTAGATTTTCCCTTGCGGTAAACCGTAGATTTGCCAAAGACGGAGAAACAAGCGCTGACTTCTTGAACTGTACCGCATTTGGTAAAGCCGCTGAATTTGTCGAGAAGTATTTTCGGCAGGGCAGCAGAATGTCTCTTGTTGGAAGAATTGAAAACAACAATTATACCAACAAAAATGGAGAAAAGGTTTATTCCGTTCAGATTATGGTAGAAGAAGTTGAATTTGCAGAAAGAAAATCGGCACAAAGTAACAATCAAACACAAAATCAGAATCAACCGGCACAGGCAAATGGTGCAGATGATGATTTTATGAATATTCCAGACGGAATCGAAGATGGATTACCTTTTAATTAAAAGAAATGGAGGAAAGCAAAATGAGTAAATCGACATTGGAAATGGCTAGAAATCTGGTCGCAAGACTGGAAGCGGAAGAAAAAGGAAAAAAGGTACAACTTAAAGATTTGAAACTGGGCGAAACTTTTATGATTGGTGAGCATGAATTTATCGTTCTGGAGCAAGTTTTTGAGGTTAATGGCGGTGATTCTGATGTAACAGGTGTTGTATCTAAGAATTTCATGCTTGAAAACGTAGCATTTGATTCAGATGCAAGAAATTATCGTGCTTCCGTTCTGAAAGACAAAATAGAAGATGAAATTTTGCCAATCATTGAAAAAGAAGTCGGAGCAGAAAATATTGTCGGAAACTTATGCGACTTGCGTTCTGTTTGCGGAGAAAACGAGTGTGGAATGTTTATGTCAAAAGTACGTCCGATGACTTTTGACGAGGTTAGAAAATACCATGAATTTATCCCGAATAAGGATTTGGATGATTGGTGGTGGACTTGCACGCCTTGGGGTTCAGATAAAAATGGTAATGTTAGAACAATCGCTACGGTTTCGCCGGACGGCCACGTCGGCGCCAGTTATTGCCGCACCCATACCGGTGTTCGCCCATTCTGTATCTTGAAATCTGACATCTATGTGTCGAAAGGAGAATGACTATGGATAAGAATGTATTGAAAAAGTTAGAAGAGTTAGAAAACAGAGTTGCTATTCTTGAAAAAAAGAATGCCACAAGAAAAATTCCAAGAGGATTAAAAATCGGAGATACTTTTGAACTTGCTGGAACGACATGGAAAATACTTGATATTGGAAATTACGGATATAGTTGTTTGGCTGACAGTATCAAGGAGATGGATTTTGATACAGAATCAAACAATTGGACAAACAGTAATCTTCGTAATTATCTTGTAACAGAGTTTTTGGATAAATTAAAGGAAGAAATCGGGGAAGATAATATTCTTCAAAGAGAAAGAGATTTGTTATCTCTTGATGGACAAACGGAATATGGCAAGGCTTATGAAAAAATTTCTTTGCTGACAGTTGATGAGTACAGAAAATACAGAAGCCTTATACCAAATACAGACGATGAACGGTGGTGGCTTATCACGACATGGAGTACACCTTGTAATGATTATGATACTGGCGTTACTGCGGTTTCGCCGAACGGCGACATCTGCTACGTTAATTGCTACGACTGTTGCGGTGTTCGACCATTTTGTATCTTTTCCTCTTCAATATTTGAATCCGAGGAATAAGTAAATAGCAGAAAATGGGTGGGAGTAAATTTAAAGTTAGGAAGTGATAAGTTTGAGCAGATATCAGAACATTGCAAGGGCAAAAGCAATTGAAAATGAAAACAAGAAAAAATTGTTGAAATTGAATCCAGAACTGAACGATGAAAGCGGAATTTACTTTTTTCTCCGAGAAGATGAAAACGGATTTAGATTTGCCTACATTGGACAGGCGGTAAAGATACTTACGAGATTAGCAAGCCATATGACAGGGTATGAGCAACATATTGACCTTAGTTTGCGTAAGCACAAGTTATATGACGAGCAGAAGAACCCTCATGGATGGAGAGTGGAGTTTCTTAATTTTCCAGAAAGCGAATTGGATGAAAGAGAGAAGCACTTTATCAAATTGTATGCAGATACTGGATATCAATTAAGAAACGTCAGCCTTGGCGGCCAAGGAGAAAATCGTGCAAGTGGTTCTATCGGAGAAAGAAAAGCACCTAAAGGCTATATGCAGGGCATACAGCAAGGCAAAAAAGTATTGGCAAGGGAATTATCCCATATCGCAGAAAAGCACCTTAAAATAGAAATTAGAGAGGATAAGGCTGGCAATAAGGTGTCGCAGAAACAGTATCAGAAGTTTATGGAGTTATTGAAAGTGGGTGATTCAAAATGAATTTACTTGAACACTATGTAACAAACATAACTTATGAAGAACCGATTGAAAAGAACGGAATGTTGTTTTTTAAGGTTGTATGTGATGTTGATTGTTATGGCAACAAAGAGGTTCAGACAGAGCTTTTACTTACAGAAGATCATTATGCAGAAGTTAAAAGTAAGGGCTATTATTTAGCCTAAAAATCAAAGAAAGGAATGATTTAATGAAATTAAAAGAGTTAAAAGAAAATGTTGTAGTAGATATCAAGTCAGAAAAACAATGCCATGTTCTGATGAATTTACTGGAAAACGCAGGATATCCAACATTTAATGGAAATATTCATGATTCCAATGGCGATTTTGTGGTATCAGTATATATTTATCCAGAAGATAAAAGTTATATTGCATTATATGGTGGAAAGTCGCCACAAAATAGTGTTTTGTTAGAAGATGTTGTCGAGTTGGAAGCTAGAGATTTCGCAGTTATAGAAAATGGTAGAGTAGTTGCTTGCTACACTTATGGCTATGGCGGTTCTAAACTTGGATATATTTACAAACCTGACGTTGGAGAACCTTGGGGTATTTTTTCTGATTTCCCATTAAACGCATTTATTGAATATTATGCAGGAAAATATAATTATATTGAACCGGTTAATGATTTGGTTAAGATTGATAATGAAATTATTAATGATAGCATTGTTTACTACGGAAAAGACGTACAGTCTACAGTTTGTATGGAAGAATGTGCGGAACTTATCCAAGCAATCAGCAAGGAAAAGCGTGGGAAATCAGATAAAAACCACCTTGCGGAAGAAATGGCAGACGTTTTGATTTCAATTGAATTATTAAAAGAAATCTATGATGTCTCAAACGAGCAGATAAATGAATGGATAAATAAAAAGCAGAAAAGAATACGATCGCGAATGAAATAACCTACAAATAACAGAACTTGAAGAAAAGGGGGTGCAGCACTCCAATGGGTAATTTCATTAAGATTGACCGAAAAATGCTGGAATGGGAATGGTGGCAAGATATTAACACATCGAGATTGTTTCTCTTTATGCTTTTATCTGCCTACTGGAAAGATGGAAGATATAAAGGTGTTGAGATTCCAAGAGGTTCGTTTCCGGCATCAACCGCCGATTTGGCAAAAGCAACATCGCTTACGGAAAATGAAATAAGAACCGCCGTAAAGCATTTGAAAAGCACAGGCGAGATTACAAACAGAAACCATGGTAAATACACCGTATTTACGGTGGTTAAGTATAATGAGTACCAAGAGAATTACAATCAGAATGCAAACAGAATACAAACTGTTGACAATCAGATAACGAACACAATATTAAAAGAAGATAAGAATGAGAAGAAAAGAAAGAAAGATAATATTCCGTATGCGGAAGTTATTTCTTACTTGAACGAAAAAGCAGATACCAAGTTTAAGTCTGATTCCAGTAGCACGCAGAGATTTATCAAGGCGAGATTTGCAGACGGATTTACTCTGGAAGATTTCAAGAAAGTGATAGATACAATGTGTGAAAAATGGAAATTTAACGAGAAGATGAAACAGTATCTGCGACCACAGACATTGTTTGGTACCAAGTTTGAAAGTTATTTGAATTTGGCACCAAAGGATAAAGCACATAGAGTAGAAAAGCCAAAAGCAGAAATTGCTAGAGAGACTAAAGATGAGGAACCGGAAATGTCTGACGAAGAATGGACTGAAATGGAGGCAGGCAAATGAGATATGCACCGTATGAATTTAAGCCGAGCGATGCGTATGATTTTGCCCGGCACGTAGGAGTCCTTTGTAAGGAACGAGGGGATGAGTTGTTTTTTAAGACTTGTCCGTATTGCAAACCAAGGGCGACACGTGGAAATGTCAATACATTTTCCATCAATCTCAAAACCGGACAACACAAGTGCTTACGTGCAAGTTGTGGTGTTTCCGGAAACATGATAACTCTTGCAAGAGATTTTGACTTTTCTCTTGGAACAGAGATTGACGAATACTACGCACCGAAGAAAAAGTACCGAGAACTTCCCCAACCGAAAGAACCGGTAATTCCAAAACCAGAAGCACTACAGTATTTGGAAAGCCGCGGTATATCGGAAGAAGTTGCAAAGAGATACGAAATAACGGTTCAGACCAAGAATCCTAACATTTTGGTGTTCCCGTTCTATGACGAACACGGAAAACTTAAATTTGTTAAGTACCGTAAAACGGATTTTGACAAGACCAAGGATGCCAATAAAGAGTGGTGCGAATCAAAGACAAAACCTATTTTGTTTGGTATGAAACAATGTGACACTAGTTTTAAACGACTTGTAATTGTAGAAGGTCAGATGGATTGTTTGGCAGTTGCTACGGCAGGAATAAACAATGTTGTATCTGTTCCGACAGGCGCAAAAGGATTTACGTGGGTTCCTTATTGTTGGAATTGGCTTTGCAAATGGGAAGAAATTATTGTATTTGGCGATTATGAGAAAGGGTCTATATCTTTATTGGATGAACTTTCAAAACGTCTTAAAACGAAGATTAAGCACGTCAGAGAGGAAAATTATCTTGACTGTAAAGACGCAAACGAGATTCTTCTTAAATATGGCAAGGAACAAGTCATAAAATGTGTTGAGAATGCGATACCGATTCCGGTAGAAAACGTGATTGACCTTGCTGACGTAAAAGACGTGGATCCGTATTCACTTGAAAAGATACCAACAAGAATACAAGAGGTTGACAAACTCTTGTGTGGCGGTTTGATATTTGGATGTGTCAACTTGATAACTGGGAAATCCGGAAAAGGTAAATCCACTTTGGCAAGTCAGATTTTAGGAAATGCGATTGATTGTGGCTACAACGTGTTTGCTTACTCCGGGGAATTGCCAAACTTCCTTTTTAAGTCCGCTATAGATTTTCAATCCGCTGGTCCGCAGAATGTGATTGAAGAAAATCGTGGCGAGTATGTCCGTCGCTACGTTCGTAAATCAGCCAAAGAAGAGATTGAAGAGTGGTATCGAGGAAAATGTATGTTATACGACAGAACGATGGTAAATGACGAAGATACCGACCTTTTAAAGACTATTGAACAGATGATTATAAGTCAGAATGTAAGAGTGATTCTGATAGACAATCTTATGACGATGATTAGTCAGACGAATGTCAAAGGAAGTAAGTTGGATTCACAAAGCAATATATCCCATAAATTAGAGGATATGGCTAGGTTCTACAACGTTTGTATTATTTTGGTAGCGCACAAAAGGAAAGATAGTGGTATTGATGATGAAGATATGGATGATTCAATTCGTGGAGATTCCGACATTGTCAATTCCGCTGGAGTAATCATTCATTACAACGTCAACAAGGACGAGGTGGACATGGACGAGTTTCCACGAATTATTGCAGTTACCAAAAATCGTGTGTTTGGCAGAACGAATTACAACGGATGGAAAGTGAAGTTTGATGAAAAATCAAAAAGGATTTATGGAAACAATGACGACCCGGACTATCTTCTTGGATGGAATAAATCAGACGGATTCGTGCAGACGGAATACGAAGAATCGCCATTTACTTAATCGAAAGGAGTGAACACCATGTCAAGTGTGAGAGCGTCAGATATTCCGGAAGAACAAAAAATGTGGACGGATGTCTGGAACTGGAGAAAAAAGTATTACAATCCCGAAAACTCCGATGATTACTGGAAACAATTTACGGACGATGGAATATTTTTGGGGGAAAAGTACGGAAAATTGTGTCAAGACATCGTAATTGCGGTTCTTGACGAAGTGAAAGGGCGGTGGAAAAAATGCTGACAGAGGAACAAAAGAAACTTGTCGAGGAAAACTATAAATTAGTTTCATACGTTATTTTTAGTGTTATGCACTTAGATGACCTTGAAGAATGGCATGGATATGCTTGTATTGGGCTTTGTAATGCAGCAGTTTTGTGGGACAAAAAGAAAGGACCATTTGCCACCTATGCGGTAAAGGCGATAAAGAACTCAATAATCCGTGAAATAAATTATAACGGGAGACAGTCAAGAAAAATTGACGATGAGAATAAATTGTCGCTGGACTATTGCTATTCGGAAGATGGAAGTGTAGAAAATGAAACACTACAGTCGATTATTCCAGATAAAAAGAACCCTGATTGGGGAGAGATTTTTGGAATGCGAGAATTGATTGAAATGCTGGATAACAGAGAGAAGAGATATGTCTTGCTTCTTATCAAAGGTTATAGTTTTGCTGAAATTGCAAAATCAGAGGGCGTATCTCGTCAATGGGTTCATGCTTGTGTACAAGGAGCAAGAAAAAAATTAAAGGAATGGGGTGCTGCTTGTGGTTAGAGAAGAAAACGAATGCAGAGATTGTGCAACACCTGCCTATCCTTGTATGGGCGATAGTTGCAGATTCCGTCACGTCAAACATTATTACTGCGATGAATGTGGCCAGGATGAAGATACGTTGTACATACTAGACGGAGAAGAACTTTACATTGAATGCGTAAAGAAAAATTTAGAAAAGAAAGGAATTGATTTTGAATGACTAATGCAGAAAGAATCAGAAACATGACGGACGATGAGTTGGCAGTTTTTCTTACAACATTCAAAAATACGTTCGGAGAAGAATACGAGGGGGAAAAAAGTTGCCTAGATTGGTTGAAAGAAAGCGAGGATTAGCAATGGATAAAATAACATTAGTAGCATTATTGACAGATTATGAAGAGACATATGATGTACGAAATGTAGATAGGTCTGAAAATTTTAATTGTCAAGAAGAATTGAGAGGTAAAGAAAATGATGATACAAAAAACAAAGTTACATCTCTGGAAATTATCGTAAGGATGATAAACAACAAGCCATATTATGAAATCAAGTACAAAAAAGTCGGCGAATATTATTCCCATGTAGGTTATAGTTCATTCAATATTGATAATGTATTGAAATGGCGTGATGAGTGTTTTGAAATTGTTGATGTGAAAGTGACCAATGCCGACAGGATAAGGAATATGTCGGATGAAGAGTTGGCAGAGTTTTTGGCTTATAACGCATACTGTGAAGAATGCTATGTGAAAAAGGATGATTCTTGTTGCTATCCAGACGGAACCTGCAAACAAAAACATATTGAATGGCTTCAAGCAGAAGCAGAATAGGAGGAAATATGAGCAATAATTTAGAATTTATGAAAGAGCATAATTGTAAACATCTAAAAAACTGTAAGTTTGCTAGCGTTGTGAAATATCAGTATTCGGAGGATAAAAAAGGATGGTACATACAATTTGGAAATGTGCTTCATGGTATAAAATATTGTCCTTATTGTGGTGTGAGATTGTATGATGAAAATGAAAGATAGATATTTATTTAAGGCAAAGCGGATTGATAATGGGGAGTGGGTGCAAGGAAATATTCTTTTGGATATTGAAAAGAATAAACCATTTGAAACATACAGAATTTATCCAGTTGACCATGTTGATATTTGCAGGATTGTGGACGAAACAACCATCTGTCAATGTACCGGCTCGAGAGATAAAAATAGCAAGCTGATTTATGAGAACGATATTGCAAAAGACGAGAAAGGAAATCTTTATAAAGTATTTTGGCAAAAGAATTATTATCAGTATTCTTGGATTTGCATTAAGTCCAATTATTTACCTGTTGGTGCTCAATGGAATTTATGGAGCATTAAAAGTTTTGAAATTGAAGTTATCGGCAATGTTTTTGACAATAAATATTTATTAGAAAGCGAGGAATAATATGAAAGAGAGCGAAGCAATTAAAGAGCTAAAATATGATTATAATGAACTTGGCAAAGCAATTCCATGTGATACTTCATGGGGATGTTCTTTTGAAAAAGCTTATGGAATGGCAATACAAGCACTTGAAAAACAGATACCAATGAAACCTACAGAGATTAACGATGAATGTGGCTATTTTGAATGTCCTGCTTGTGGCGACTTGATTTATGCAGAGGGTGCTAGATTCGAAGAACACAAATACTGCTTATCATGCGGACAGAAATTAGATTGGAGGTAAAGTAGAATGAATGATTTCATGAAAAAAATTTTTGAAGCCTTTGAAAATGAATATGGGAAAGGCGAGAAATTGCAAGATGGAGAAATGCAGGTATTTTTGTTGCAGGATTGTACCGTAGTATTATCTCTTAATGACGGCGAATTAGGTGTAAAAGTAACGGCAGATAAGCCTATCAAATGTGATTTTGCATCTGGTATGTTTGTGGAAAGCGAGGAATGAAAAATGACGATTGACGAAGCAATTGAAAAAAATAGAAAATTTTGTTGTATGAATTGTGACAAATTCAGTTGTAAAGAATGCAAAGAAACACGAAACCAAATATCGGATTTGTTAGAAGAATTGAAAGCGTACAGGGCGAATGAGGGAATATCGGAAAATGTGTATAGACTTGGCTACAAATTCGGCTACAACAAGGCTATTGATGATTTTGTGGAGCAGTTGAAACTAAAACATATTGGAAAAGAAAGCGAGGAATGATGATGACATTGAATGATTTGAAAGACGGAATGGTTGTTGTTTTGAGAAATGGAGATCCATACATTTTTTTGAGAAATGTTTTTTATTATGGAGATATTCTTGCAGGGTACAAGAATATTTTGGAATTTTATAATACACAAATATCTTTAACCCGTTATAATGCGGATATGACATTTAAGAGTAAAAGTATTGATCCCTTTGACATAATGGAAATATACGAAAAACCAGAGGATATTTTTCATGCATTTTTTAAGAAAGGTAAACTCATTTGGGAACGTGAAAAACACAAAGAAGTGACAATGCAGGAGCTTGAAGAAAAATTCGGGTGTAAAGTAAAAATTGTAGGAAACGAAGAGGAACACAACGATGTTTGGATTCCATGTAGTGAAAGACTACCAGAAAATGATAATGATGTTCTTTGTTGGTACGAATATAGAATAATGCAAGGCACTCATGAGGGAGAAATGAATCAGAAATTCGAAATCGGATATTATAACAAATATTTTAAAAGATGGGGTGGCGAAGTTTCTTCTGGACGTGATTGCAAAGTTATCGCATGGAGACCATTACCTGAACCATACAAGGAGGATAAGGAAGAATGAATGAAAAACTTAAACCATGCCCATTCTGTGGAAACGAAGCGGAAATGTTGAACTATTCAGAAAATGAGTGGCTTGTACATTGCCCTTCTTGTAGTGGCATGGTTGAGCGTTGGAGAGAGACAGATGTAGAAGCAATAGATCAATGGAACAGGAGGGCAAACGATGGGAAGATTGATTGACGCAGATGAATTAAAATCCAAGATCCAAAAATCAAATTGTAACATCGAACATCTTTGGAAAAAGGTTGTATTGGATGTAATTGACAATTGCAAGACAGCCTATGATGTGGATGAGGTTGTGGAACAGTTGGAAATATATAGCAATAAGGATGAAGCGGAACAACTTGGAACAATTCCAGTAGTGGAGCTTGAAGATGTATTTAAAATCGTGAAAGGCGGTGGAATTTATGAATAGTAGATTGACAGGAAAAATACGGAATGTTGATGGTAGTGCTAGTTCTATTAAACCTATTGCAGATGATAAAGGATTTCCTAATAAGTTTGGCTCTGATGTTCTTACAAAATTAGCAGATTACGAAGATTTAGAAGAACAAGGCAGGCTTTTGAAACTGCCTTGCAAGGTGGGAAATACTGTTTGGGTAATTGCAACACCACTTTCTGTATCTGAGGTTGTTGCTGTTGAGAAAGGCAAAGATTCTGAATACAAAATATATAAGTGCTATGTTGATTCCGTTTTAATACCTGCTAAAGGAGAAATAAAAATGTTTAGAATCATATGCGAAAAAACAAACAACATTGTTAGCGGTTTTATTACCGATCTTTCTTTTGGAAAAGGCATATTCTTAACAAAAGGAGAAGCGGAGGCGAAACTAAAAGAATTGAAAGGAGAATAAAATGTGCGATTTAATTATAATCTTGTGTACGTGGCTTATGATTTTAATTTTGAACTTTGAAATTAGAAAGGTAAAAAACGAAGTCATTGTCTTGAAAAAAGCAGTTGTTCTTTTACTAGACATTGAAAAAGACAATGTAAAGAAAATATTAGGAGGTAAGTAAAGTGGCAAGGAACAAAAGAGCGGCTATCCGCAGAGAACAAAAAGAGCATGACAAAAACAAATTGTCGATGAATGAAAAGCAATGGTTTATCAAGCAGACCGAAAGTGGAATCGGCAAAAGTGCTTTTGAAAAACTCATGCAGAGGTACTATAAGTATGGACACGACAGAGGAATGGAGTTGGCGGCAGGGATAATTTTTCTTGCGTTGCATGAACATTTTGGATTTGGGACAAAGAGAATCCAAACACTTATGAAGTGCATCTCTGACGAATCCATAAAAATGGATGAAGAGCCAACAAAATTCAATGTTGATTGGTACATAAATCAATTAGAAGAAGTTTTGAATGTCAAATTTGAGCAGCAGGAAAATGTGAATCCATTAAACTAGGAGGTGGAAAAGATGAACGAAAAAGTAAAAATGTATGATTCAATACACAAGCCGTCTCATTACACGGGCGGCAGAAAATACGAGCCGAAAGATGTAATAAGAGATTGGGGGCTAAATTTTAATCTTGGTTCTGCCGTGAAGTACATTTCACGAGCAGGACGAAAAGATGACATTGTGCAGGATTTAATGAAAGCAGTAGAGTTTATTAACTTTGAGATTTCGGCAATAAGAGAAGAAAACGGAGGAAAATAGAATGGTTGTTTCTAATTTACAAGTATACGGTCTTGGAAACAGTATCAGAGTTTCGAAGTTTCCAATGCAAGTAGATACTAGCAAGTGCGACTATTCAGTTACAGAAAGAACAAAATCACTTGCTAATGCGGAAAGAGGATCGGGGCATGATAATTTCCTTTGCGGAATTATTGTTCAATTCGATTTAACTTTTTCCAACAAAGCATGGATTGAAGCAGAGCGTTATCATTGGTTCGAGATTGTGTCAAGTCAATCTACCATGCACAAAATCAATAAGATGGATTTTGATTCGTGTTTTAACGAGTATGTGACAGAAAGTACAAAAAAAGAAATGGAACGTCTTAAAAATGAATATGAACAAAATAAGACACCAGAGAATTATTTGAGACTTCTGTACAATTGTCCATCTGGAATCCTTATAACTGCCGGAATCAGTACAAACTATCAGCAGTTAAAGACAATTTACGCACAGAGAAAAAATCACAGATTGCCAGAGTGGCGGGCATTTTGTAATTGGATAGAAAAATTGCCACACAGTGAATTTATTACCGGAAAGGAGTAATGACAGAAACCTTGGTAGACCAAGGTTTACCGCCTAAAGGTGATAAAAAGGCGAGAATAAAGCAGGTTTTAAATTGCGTGAAAACAAATAAGTAGCATTGGAAGCCGTAAATCTGCTATCCACGGAACAAGCAATTCTTGTCGAGTGGTTGTCATGAAACACGTTGTATTATTTAGCGGCGGTGCCGCTAGCAGTTATGTAGCATATTTACTTACGCAGGATAAGAGCATTGATAAAAAGGATATTGTTCTTCTGCATACTCCAACATTAAGCGAGTGTGCAGATTCAGAAAAATTCAGATTGAAAGTTGCAAGGTATCTGAAATTGCCAATGACTGTATGGGGCAGGGGCGAAGATATTTGGGATTGCATAGACAGAAATAGTGCGATTCCCGGACAGTTTATGCCGTTCTGCACCCAGCAGTTAAAGCAACAAATGAAAGAACAATATTACAAATACCTTAAAAGCATTGGGGAAGATTGGATTGAATACGTTGGATATGGTCCGGATGAGTGGCGACGTGTCCAAAAATCAATCGCTAGAAATGAAAAATTAGGAAGAAAAGTCAAATTTCCATTGTTTGAAAAGCAAATATCGTCGGACGAATGTAAAAGAATCATTCAAGACGAATGGAAAATTGAGTTACCGAGTGCCTATAAATCATTAAAGCACAACAATTGCATACCATGCTTTAAGGGCGGTAAAGGCTATTTCTACGATGTTTGGAAAAACTACCCGGAAGAATACCACCGCGCAATGCAGAAAGAAAAAGAAGTCGGCTACACAGTTTTCAAAGACGTTTCTTTGGAAGAACTGGAGCAAAAATTTATCAGCGACAAGGAATGGGAAGATGCACAGATGTCTCTTGAAGACTTTATCCCTTGTGAGTGCTGGACATAAAGGAGAATGGCTTATGAAGAAGTTTTCGGATTTCTCAAAGCCAGAACTTGAATTTTTTATTGCTAATTGCAATTTTACAGAGGATGAAATGAAAGTGTTTGAATGTTTGTCAAAAGGATATACTATAAGACAAATAGAGTTAAAATGCGCAATTTCAGAATCCACAGTTGTTAGGAGAATAAATAAAATCAAGGGAAAAATAGAAAGGATGGAAAAGCAAGACGTGAAAAAAGAAGTTCCTTTGTACGAAAAGTACAATCTTACAGTAGATGAAGCATCGGCATATTTCAACATAGGCTCTGACCGGATAAGATCCATCATTGAGGAAAACAAAAGTGAACTTGTACTCATGGTTGGAACTAAAAAGTTGATAAAGAAGAAAAAAATGGAAGATTTTCTTGACAAAATGATGGTTTTGTAACATTTTGCAAGTTTACATCACTTGAAAAAGAGTATTGCATATGTTATTATACTGACGTGCGATGCTCTTTTCTTTTTGAAAGGAGTAGTCATTATGGTAAAAAGAAAGGATTCAAATGGAAGAGTGCTAGAAAAGGGGGAAAGTCAAAGGAAAAATGGAACGTATATGTATCGTTGGACAGACATATCGAAAAACAGAAGAACGATATATGCGAACACTTTACAGGAATTAAGAGAAAAAGAACTTGAAGTAACAAGGCTCGAGAAAATTTCTAAAATATCTTGGGAAGATGGGAAAATGACAGTCGAAACATTAGTATCAAGATATAAGGAAATTAGCAATGTAAAAATTACCACAAAGCAAAAATACAAGTATTTTGAAACGTTGATGGAAAAAATCGGTATCCTAAACGTTCCAATAAACAAAATCCATACTACAGATGCAAAAATGTATATGATGAAGTTAAGCGATTTTGGGTATTCTTATGGAACTATCCAAAATTTGAAAGCATTTCTTTCGCCGGCTTTTCAGTTGGCAGTAGAAGATGACTACATTGTAAAAAACCCATTTCTTTTCAAATTAAACAAAATCATAGAAGATGACCGAAAAGAAAGGACAAGCATTTCAGTAGGGAAAGAAAAGGAATATTTGGACTATGTTAAAAATAACGCGTATTTTAAAAAATCATATCCAGATATTGTAATTTTACTAAAAACAGGAATGAGGGTTAGCGAACTTTATGGATTGACATTTAAGGACATTGACATTAAAAACAGGAGAATCAACGTAAACAAGCAATTGCACTTAATCAACAGAAAATACGTTCTGATTCCACCAAAGAGCAAGGCTGGAAATAGAATTTTGGCAATGGATGACGATGTTGTACAAGCATTCATAACAAAATTTATGGAACACAGACCAAAAGTTGAGAAGATAATTGATGGATATAGCGGATTTGTCTTTTTGAATCGTATTGGAAATCCAAAGACAAGGAAAAATCTGCAAGTAACAATGATATCAATTAAGGAAAGTGCAAAAAGAGATTTCGGAAAAGATTTTTCTGGAATTACACCTCACGTTTTAAGGCATACGTTTTGTAGCAGGATGATAGAAAAAGGCATGGACGTTAAAACATTGCAGTTGGTAATGGGACATTCAGACATTGGTACCACATTGAATGTATATACGCATAAAACACCGGAAGATGTGGCTAATAAAATGCAGGAAGTAATTTCCGAAAGTGCTGTAAATATGTAGTTTCAAGATTTTTGGTGTAAGGTAAAAAATCGTACACCAAATTTACACCAATTTTCTTAAAATTATAGCAATTTATAGCAATTTATATGAAATTTTAACGTTTCAAAAAGTTCAAAAATAACGTATTTTCGCAAACTTTGCATTTTTAAGTTTAGACGGCGGCGAGATGGTGCGTTCATTCTTAACTGCCGAAATATCGTTGTTTGAATGA